TCCCACATCAACTGATACTTGTTCTTTAAGCGATGATACTCTGGAACTACTTGGGTAAAACTACCAGCTTTAGATTCTTTTACTGTAATCAAACTCATAGGCATTTCAATACCATTAGTAGAATTGATTACTACAGAAGAACTTTCAACAGGCGCGATTGCCATTAGTGTAGCATTTCTTACACCATATGTTTTCATTTGTTCGCGTAGTGATTCCCAATCTAGTTCGGGAGTAAAGTCAGTTAAATCGTTTACACCTTTAGCTCTGCGTTCCCACGGGAAGATGCCTTTACCGTACCAAGTTTTATCACTGTCTAAGCACTTGCCTCGTTCTTTGGCTAGCTCTACCGTAGCTTCAGTTAGATAAAATGCTTGATGCTCCATCCAAGACTTAACTTCATTAAGTGCGTCTTGTTCACCATATTGTAAACTACGCTTTGCGTGCCAATATGCTAAGTTAGTGACACCAATACCAAGTGGTTGAATTTCATCATTGCTCAATTTTGACTGAATAGACAAAAAGTCCTGATAGTCAAGAATGTTACACAGGCTGCGCTGTAAGATTCTACATGCTCTACGCATATCTTCTGGGTTTCTAAATGCTCCCCAATTTATAGATCCAAGAGTACACAAAGCAATTCGACCCTTATCATCATCTAAACGCTTGAATGGTTTAGTTGGTAACAAGATTTCTTGGCAAAGATTGCTTTGATAAATCGTATGATATTGAGTATCAAACGGGCCTTGATTCTGAACATTATCAATAAAGGTTAGATAAATTCTACCAGTATCTGTGCGCTCTTTTAAGATACCGCCTTTGAATACATCTTCTGCGTTCATTGTTTTCTTACGCAAATCTTTACGCTTTTCATACTTCACATACAGTTCTTCAAACTTTGCTGTATCGCTGTAGAAAGCTTCATAAAGATCAGGTACTTCATTTGGATCAAAGAAGGTAATGTTTTCTTTGTTCTTGAAACGGCGCCAAAAGAATGCTGACAAGACTACATTATAGTCCATGTGTCTTACACGAGTTTCTTCTGTACCTTGATTATTTTTAAGTACGATAAGATCGTCAAACTGATAGTGCCAAATAGGATATGTGATAGTTGCTGATGCGTTTCTGATTCCACCTTGCGAACAACTGCGTAGATCACCAAACCATTTTTTCAAGAATGGAATCATACCAGTGTGCATCACTTCGCCGCCTCTGATAGGAGAGCCCAGCGGTCGCATTCTACCAACTTCTAAACCAATACCAGCGCGTTTAGCTGCGTACTTGGCCATCATTTCGCCTGACGCAAAAATGCTGTCAAGATCATCGTCTGTTCTAATTAGTACACAAGAACTAAATTGTTTTGTAGGTGTGCCTAATCCTGCTAAAACAGGAGTTGCTAAGGTAAATAATCCATCGCTGGCGGCAGCGTAATATTCTTTGATATAACGCATCCTAGCAGAGTTAGGTTCTTCTTTATGAAATACAGTTGCGGCTGCAATCATGTATCTCACTTGAGGTGTTTCATAAATTTCTTTTGTTGCGCGATTTTTTACTAAGTATTTTTCAATCAGTTGCTCAATGGCGGCATAGCTGTACTGTTCGTCTTTTTCATGATCAATAAGATCATTCATTTTGTTCCAATCTTCTTCAGTATACCATTCTAATAGTTCTTTAGTATACAATCCAATTGCTACATTCTTTTTTACTATTTCGTAAAGATGCGGTGGTTGAAATTGGCCATATACATCTTTTCTAAGCATGGATAAACGCTGCTTACCTGCAACATATTGATAATTTGTATGACCAACATCTGGGTTGTGTTCAACATCAATCAAATCTACAATAGCTCTTAGGGTAATTTCATCAATTTCTTTTGTTGTAATACCGTCGAAGAAATGGGGTTGTGCTTTGATTTCAATCATTGATTGACTTACATCTGCTATTCCCTTGCATATCGTAGCTACTTGTGATTGCCATTTTTCAATGGTAAGAGGCTCTCGGTTTCCTGATCTTTTTGTGACATAAATCTTCATAATGATCCTACTTTCTGAATAATGGGTGTTATATCGTAGTATCTAACTACGGTGAAGTCGCTGAGTTTATTATTTACTACTGTGTTAGGCCAGTAATTAAGAACATATTTTGCGCTGTCAACTAAGACTAATACCACATCTACGCTATTATAGTCAGTAGCACTTACTAAGTCAATATCTTGAATACCCAGTAAAGAAAGAGTGTATATCATACCTAATGCTCTAGCATATGGGCAGTAGATATTATCGTCTATTAGTTGCCAAGGGTCTGGCCAAGTTTTTATATCGGCTGGATGCAAGTAATGATTAGACATTGGACTTTGTTGCCAAAATCTATCTATTTCTATACACTGTGTTTCAATATTTTGGTCTTTTAGTGTTTCTCTGAGGCTAGTCCAGGCTCTAAGTCTAGAGTAAAAATCAAATTGAAATTCGTTCATGGTATACTACTTATCTTTTAAAAGATCGTGTATATACTTTATCACTTGATCGGGCTCCACGAAAGCTTCTTTGTTATAGTCACACTGTTCCCATAAATGAAACTGATATGGTCTTAAATATTTCTTGTCTTTTAGTAAGTTTATATTTTCTGGGTGTCCGAATATTTCGGGATTAGATTGCGCCCACAATACAATGCCAGGCTTTTTTAAGTCCCAACAAAAATGCTGAAAGAAACTATCAACTGATATCCAAGTATCGCATTCATTTACTAATTTTGCTAGTTCAGCTAATGGTAAGTTTTTTCTAAAATCTGGTACTAGTTGATCTTCACCTTCTACACCAACTTGGACTACTTCATATTTGTTCTTGTACAGTTGTTCTACTAACTCTTGCCAATATGGATAGTTCTTTGGATTGATTTTACCATTTCTAAGTTTTTGTGCATATGGAGAAATAATAATCATAACTTTAAACTCTGTACAAATTTCTAAATGCTTTTTCTAAACTTTCTTTCCATTGCCACTGATCCATCTTTTTATAAATGTTCCAATGATCAATATCGCCAAATGTGTTCTTAGCTTCTTGTATGCTCTTACCAGGTACGATATCAGGGTAGCATGAATATACTATGGGGTTCTTAATCGAAGGCAACACATGTTTGAAAACAATATGATCACCCATACCACAGTCTAGTACTACGATTGTTTTATCCTTATGCTCTAAAAAGTTTCTAAAGATGTATTCGTCATGGTCGTATAAATCTTTGTTGTTTGTAGTTCTGATACCACCTTCTGACTTAAAATGCCATGTAGTTGCGTATGGGATAACAAAAAGATCGTAGCCCAATTTATGTAAACCATAGGTGAATAAAGTTTCTTCTCTGTGTGCTACTTTAGAAAGAGCTAGATTATAGTCATATATACCTGCTTTATACAAGAACGAACAGTGTAAATGTTCTACTTGTTTTACTTTTCTAATATAGCCCCATTGGATATTAGGTTCTCGATCAATGTCTTCTATTTTACCTGTTGCGCTTCTTGGAGTAGTGTCCCATTCAGGCGTTAGTATGGCTCCGCCCACTGCGGCAGCAGTTGGATGTAAGTACATAGCTTCTTCTAGTTTTTCTAGAACTTGGGGCTCTGGCATGTTATCATCGTCTACACGCCATACATAATCATATCCTTCTCTAGCGGCGCGTTCGTTTGCCATCTGATGATTATAGTGTTGACCTTTCTTTTGAGCGAACTGCCACTCCCACTTGATACCTTTTAAATCCATTAATCTAAACAGTTGTTGATATACAGGAAATTTACGAACATCTTCTGGTTCAGTGTTGTCATCGTAAATAACAAGTAAATCAACTTTTCTAGTTTGATTTATAATAGCTTGAATTGCTATAGGCAAGAATGTGTGATATCTGCCTTTGGTCGAAATTGAACAGAATATCTTTTTCATTTGTTACTCTTTGTCCCAAATACATAACATTAGATTTATAGTTTTTAAATCGCCTCTGTTTTCTGGTTCGTCTAATAATGCACCTGCTTCGTTGATATACTTGAATTTAAATCCAGGAAAGAAAGATTCATCGAGCATATGCAGTTTATGATGAGGACCCCAGAAACCCGGAGGCTCCAACATAGGCACTGATATGATTAGACGTTTACAATGTTGTTTTAGTTTTTCCACAACTTCTAACCCATTATCCAAGTGTTCAATAACTTCAAATGCAACAATCGTATCATACTGATCTAGTTCATATGTATTAATGTCAGCATTTATGAAAGAAGTCTTACGTTTCCAATCTTGTTCTTTAGCTGCTTGAATAATAAATTTGTCGTAGTCTAATCCAGTATAGTCGATATTTTCAGGGAAAAATTGCACACCATAACCAGAACTACAACCAAGTTCAAACAACTTAGTTCCTAATAGATTCTCGGAAGCCCATTCATATCTAGTAGTCTCTCTAGGGAATACAGGATCGCCTTGTAAAAACACCGCGCGTTCCCAATAATTACTCAATCTCCATCGATACCACTCGTAGTTATACTTTTTAGCAAGCTTGAGTGAGTTGGCCAAAAAGATATCATTCCATTCTGGAACTAAATTGGAATCATGCATCGTTCCTTCACCTTTATGGTATATAGGAAAGCTACCAGTGTACATACTAGACTTTTCTGACCAGTTGATATCCATACACTGACATACTTCAAAACCAGCTCGTTCAGCTTCAATACAGAACTCGGTATCTTCGCCGCCTCCTACACCATACTCTTCGTTCAATAAACCTATCTTGTTGAAAACTTTTCGATGGATCATTACACAAAAGAATATAGCAAAATCTTTACCAGCAGGTTCACTTGGGCCTTTTATAACACAGCTTATACCACATCTTGTATTTTTCATAAAAGGCGTAGTGAGCATATCTAGCCAAAGGTCTTTATATTGAGGCAAAAGCACAGTGTCATTGTTTAACAACACAATATAATCAGTAGTAGCTTTTTGAATACCTGCATTTGTTGCTCGTGAGTATCCAAGAGGATCATCATGCCACACTACTTTTAAATTTTCTTCAAAACCAATTTCCTTAAATTTATCTTGTAGACCGTTTAAGTATTCTTTGGTATTATCCTTACACCCATTGGCGCTGATAACAAGTTCTACATCACGCATATTAGTATATTTAAAAATACTTTCTATGCAGGGTTTTAACAAATCATCGCAATGATTGTAAGTTGGTATTACTATACTATATTTCATATTTTACTCATTTATTTTTAACTATCATATCGATAATCTCAGACAAATCTTCTGAATCGACACTTAACCATGTCTTTTGCATTTGTTCAAGTTTTTCGATAGTCAACCCATCACTATCAACATAATGATGTGATCCTAACCCTTTATCTTTGTCGCCTTGCCCTATTCTAGTTTGAATTTGTAGTCTGCGATCTAGCATTGGTTTTCCTACGATACAATGTGAATAATGGAAAATCAAACAATCTTCTGTGTTATACGGAAGATAGTGTCTACCTGTTGTGTATTTTATATCATTAAAATTATGATAACTTCTACACTGATTAGCAGTTACATCTTTTCTGTAATCAATTCCATTACGCAGTTGTTCCCATAAGGGCTTGCTAGTATCTAATGATCCATCTGGATCCCATTCAGTAAATCTAATTCCTGGTATATACCACTGAACTCTAGCTCTAGTGTCTAATGTTAACTTATCCAAATCTCCGACTAAGAATTCAGTAGTAGTCAATGCGATTCTATAGCCCGGCAACTGTCTCTCATAAAATTCTATCTCCGAATCGTTTGAATGTGCTTCAAAGTATTCATTCATAGATGGAAAAACTTGCCAATGAGGACATATACTTTTACATATTTCTACACTACGGTCTGTACTATTGTAGTCAATTAATATACCAAAGTCAAATATTTTCTTATGGTGTTCTAGCCATATGGGTAACAAATACTCTTCGTTATAGAAATGCGTTAGGACTGTTCTCATTCTTTGATTATCTCTAAAGAGGGAAAATATTTAATAAATGTTGCAGGTCCTGGATACTTGTTTTTTACTCTGGTTTTTATTTCGGTAAAAAAGTTCCAAGATAACGGTACATATATTATAGGTTTACTTCCCAATTTTTCTACTTCATCTAGTGAAATAATTTTTATCTTTTTACCCGGTGTATATAAATTTTGCTTTAAAGGATTGTCGTCAATTATATAGTCTAAGTCTATTTCACCAAAATTTAACAATGTATTACCTTTGGCTGCTGCCCCATAACCAATTATTAATGAATCTTTGTGTTTAGCCAACTCGTTTTTTAAATCATCAACTACTTTAAGTGATAAGGACGCAAATCTGTTTACTATCTCAAGTGTTTGTAACTTTTCAGTAGACAATAACTCATTAGTTCTGTCTAGTGCTGGGTCATCAGTTAAAACAAAGACATAACTAGTTCCGTGAATATCTGTTTTGAATGTATCATGTAAATATAAACTTGATCGCTTAGCTAATGTAGCCATAGAGTTTAAATTAAAAAATGAAATATGCTCGTGATATATCGTATCAAACTGTCCATACTCAACCATATTTGCTTGACTGGTTTGTATAAATATTTTTCCAGTGTCATTCAAATAACTCTTACAAACTTCTAAAAACTCTTTAGGGTATGAATTATGTGCAAATACATTTTGGGCTACTATCATATCAAACTTAGCATTTAGTTTTAACACCGAATCTTCCGTAAAATAGTCACATACAACCTTATGATTCTTACTACTTAGCTCGTATAAGTTAGTAGCAGGATCAATACCATAAGTAATGTGATTAGACTTCTTGTAAGAGTCTAGTTGAGATCCGTCATTACATGCAATATCTAACACTGATAATTGTTTCTTTTCAAAATACCTTTCTGTAATTTTTACAAAATAATCAAAGTAGTCGCGCAAGGTCTGAGTAGTACCACTAACATACAGATAATTTTTGAATAATAAGTCTGGATTGACTGCATGTGTGAGCTGTAGATGTGTACAATCCGCGCAATAATTTAATGCTAACGGGAAATACTCTTCTATGCTATCTTTATCTTTTACATATGAGTTTGCCAATGGCTGATTTTTTAAATCTAAGACTGTTGTTAGTTCATCGCTACCGCAACACAAGCATTGCAGTAATTCTTTATATAGTAAATCGTTTGTCGTGTGTTCTTGTTTCAAAATTGATACCATTATAATTTGTTTTAAGCTCCTCAATCAACGAGGGTATTGTGTCAGTAAATAAGAAACCGGTACTGTTCGTGAATTGGCTTGTATCCAACTCAAAATCATAAACGAATAAATCATCTGGATGCGTTACTAGTTCTGCCCCTAGTATATTACAAACAGTATTTGCTATATCACCCACTGTTGAGTTAAAAGATGCTAAGTTATATTGTCCAGGATTTATATTAGTAGTTGCGATCTTGGCTATAGCTCTACACGCATCGTTTATACCTAGTATCGCCCTGCGAATATGTAGGTTTTTTGCGTGTACTTGATTAGTTTCAATAGCCGACTTAACCATTGAATTAATCATTAAGTCACTTCTAGCGTTTATTGATGCGCCGTTTACTGTACCAAACCGCAATCCAATTATGTTTTTTCCTTCATTGATATACTTATTTGCAATCAAGTCTATCGTAATTTTTTGAAGGTCATAATGGTTTATAACATTAAAGTTAATATCAGAACTTTCGGTTGAAATACCAACAGTCTTACCGTATACGCTTGCACTTGATGCATAGATAAGTTTTTGATTTGTTATTTTACTACACAAGTTGTGGAAATAGGTTACATTATTCTGCCACGAATTTTTAGGAGAATACTCACACATTGGTACACTGCTATGTCCTGCTAAACATACAATAACATCGTATTGATCAATGTCAATTTCATTATAGTTTATCTCAGTTGAATACCCAAGATTGCTATGAAACAAACACAAATCAATAGATGTTATTGTATGCTCATTCTTATACAAGTGGTAAAACTTTGATCCGATGTAACCATTACCACCTATTAAAAGTATATTCATTCAATAATAATTACTGATTGAGTTCTGCTAGTTTAGCTTCGCCCGCAGTGATTGCTTGATAAAGATCACTAATGTCTTCACTTGAGTTTGTAATTTCAGGATTACCTACTACCAGTTTAAGATGCGATACATTGCGGTCAATGTTACTTCTGATTTCGTCTGTTGGTTCTGCACCGTTGGTTAGTTTTTCTAGACTGTCATTAACTACCCATACGGAATCTCTAGCTGCTCTAATTGTTCCTTGAATCTCTTCTTGTGTCATGCTCATTTTTATGCTCCTATAATAGTAGTTGGATTAGTGTTTTCTTCTGGAGAAGTAGTTTGTTGTGCGGCGACGAACCCTTGTTCATTAGAATCAGACATTTCATAATCTTCCAAGTTTCGCCAGAATTCAGAACCAACACATCTTTCTAAAATAGCAGGCGATAAAATCTCTCTTGGGTCGATTGATTTCTTTTCTAGTGTTTCTCTTACATCGTGCATATCAGCAAATCCATACACACTGCTATCATCTTCTTTGTGTTGATTTACTAAGTTAGTAAAATCGTGCTCGAAATATTCTTCACCCAAGAAGTCATAAAGCTTTCGCATAGTTTCTTGTGGGTGATTAATCAAGTCGTCATACTCTACAAAGTGAATTTGTCTTTGTCTACCTTCCATTAATGCTTGTCTGATACCAGCTACACTTTGTCCCAAGATGCCATTAGGGCTAGCTAAAAATTCACAGCGATTGTCGTCGGTAAGAGGTGTGTTTGTTTTTACTAGCATTTCATCAATAAAATTGATTCTACCATTGGCGTCAACAGGATTGCGTTTGTGCATAGCAATAAATGAAGCCAAGATTTCATCAATGTTTCTTACTGGACAAATAATCTTTGGCTCTATACCAAAGTAACCAGGAATGTAATGCATTCTGTTTACCCAAGATCGGTTCTTGTCGATGATAACAGGCTTATCAACATCGCTGTAATAATGCTTAATTACATTTGCAATGATTTCACCTGCTTGTTGTGGCTTAGGATATGCTCTAAACAACTCGTCATTTGCAATAGCGTCTTCTAGAGTAAGCATAATGCTTGTAACAGGGGAACTTGGACCTGAATGGATTCGGGGATTCTGATTTAAGATAGCAGACAATAGAGTGCTACCTGATCTGGGCAATCCTGCCATAAAATAATATGCTTTTTGTTGCGTCTTTAATAGTTCTTCTCTGATAACTTCTTTAATAATATCTTTCATAATTTACCTTTGTCTATTGACTGATTCAATGATCTTATTTATATCGAACAGTTTAGTGTCCATGTCAAACGGATATTCTACTTCGTTTCCGTTAAAGTCGAAATCAAACAAATAACTACCCGGTAATTTAAAATCATAAGGTATATCAGTTACTATGTTGTCGTGCATATCATACCCAAAGACTTTAGGACTAGTACCAATCCATAGTACAGTAGATGGTAGCTTTAGTGCTGCTGCTGCGTGTTGTACACAAGAATCAATCAATATTCTTTTTCTAGAGTGTAATAACAAACTAAAGAATTCCATTAAGCTTAATGAAAATTCTGGAGTGGCAAAGATATGTTCTGCGCCGTCAAGTTTTGGACTGTTTACTTTTGTAATCTGAAAGATGTGATAATCTTTTTTGTAATGATCTACTAATTCTTGTGCGATATCTTGTGGCATATCTCTAGTCCAAGAATATGGCTTAGCGTTTGTTGTCATCATTCCACCGTTAGTGTGAATGATCATAGTGGGTTTGCTTCGCTTCCAAACACCCTTAGATACTTCATATTGTAATTTGTTGAATCTAACATCAGGTTTCTCGTTAGATCGTTTTAGCCCATACATGTCACACCAAGTATCTAACAACTGCTTACGCTTATGTATGTGGTCAGTGGTGTAATAAGGTTCATGATGGAATAAGATAGAGTCTTTATCTTGTACGTATTCTTGATAAAAATACGATGTATTGCCTATTTGAAATACACGATCTACATAGGGCAAGTTGATAAAGATATCTGGATAGGCGCAAACTACTATTAGTCTACGATCTGGATAGTTATTTTTGATAGTTTTAGCAACTGCTGTTGCTGCAACGTGTTTACCTATTCCACCCTGGACATGGAATATACTGAATTTTTTCATTTTGTTTCCTGGTTATGATGTGTATTTACGTTCAAGCACAGTCAACCCATTATTTCTATTGGTATGAAACTTAAACTGCCAATGTGGGTTTTCGATCAAGAATTCTATAATTGCTGTTAACAGTCCATTTTTATCGTTGTTATTTTCGCCCGTTAGTCCAAAGGTATATGTATCATGAAACGCAATATACTTTCTTGCTTTGCTGGCGTGCAGTTCCAATTCTTTTTTTAGTTGCCCATAGACATGATACGTGTCGATGAATAGTAAATCAGTTGGGTCAATTGTGATCTGCAAAACGTCTGCTTTTATGTACTGTACATCTTTGCCCTGTGCTTTTGCGTAATTAAACAACTGCTGTACATTTGAATTTAACACAATATCATATGAAATTAAAGTAGAACGGGTATTTAAAAATGCGCGTGTACTTACACCAGTTCTTACACCCATTTCTGTTATATGATCACACTCCTTTGCTAGTTCGTACAATATATGAACATTTTGGTTTATGTCGCTGGTAGTGGTTCTGGCTTTTTGATACTCTGATTCAAAAATATCTATTGTTTTCGTCATCTTGTGTTTAAGTATGTCCCAATTCTTACCATTGATAAAATGATCATAGTTGTATGCGTTAGTAGAATCTAATTCGATGCGCTTGAGTATTTCTTGATTGTGTTCTAGTTCAACTAAGGTTTTTGATATTACACCTTTTATCTTGTTTGTCATTAACACATACACATTATCAACATGTTGAACTAAGTAATCATCACCGTACCAAATTTGATAAAGGCTGGGTATCTCATGATATGACTCGCGTTTGATAAACATACAAATACCAAAGGCCCAAGCTTGACCGCCAATTGGTTTAGTTTTGTCATAGTTTAATTTTACGATCTTGTCTGTGTTATTAAAATCACCAATAGTATAGTTGTCTTTACCTGATCGTAAATTTACACCTATAATGTCTATGTCAGTAAAATCAGTGTGAGCAATCAATTCAAATATATCATTTGATATTATAATATCGTCGTTGATTATTCCAATAATTAATTGTGTTGAACGCTTGTAACCTTCGTTCCAAGCTGGATTAACATAAATGTTTTTGTTATAGCATACTAATTCAACTTTTGCGTGATTGAATATTTCATGCTGCGGTCTTTGTTGTTTGTTATTATCGATAATGATAACTTTGTTGACGTAGGGTGATTGAACATAGCCTGCAATGTTTTCAGCAACATTGGATGCTTTCCACATTGTAGGAATAACGATATCAATCATAGTGTTTTTGTAAAATCACCCACGTACATTTTGTTACCAATGTGTGATACAGTGTGATTAGTGTATACCCAAATTTTGTAACCAAGTTCAGTGATCTTTTTAGACAGTGTGATATCTTCACCTACAAAGCTGCCGTTACTCATAGTATATTCACAAATATTCTTTAGTTTTTTGCCTCTAAACTCAAGTTCTGGATTCGATTCCCATAGTTTTGTAAAAACTTCGCGTGTGATTTTTAAGAATCCAGTTCCTGTTGTTTTGGCTTGTGCGTATCCATAAGCATCTATGTTTTTACTTTCAAGATCAACATTAAACTTTGTTTGTTTATCAGTTTTGTTTACTACTGGAATAGTAACTACACTGCGTTCAGACAATAATATCTCAACAAGTGCTTTAGCATCCCAATATTCATCGTCATCAATAAACACCATGATATCGTAACTTTGGTGATATGCTAAATTAAATAGTTCGTTTCTTGCCATTGGCAAAATACTTTCGTTGGCCAAGAACACAACATTTATATCAAAGTCATGTTCTTTACCAAGTTTGATTGATTCACATAAACTGTGAACATAATATGCGTCTACTTTTTGGTCGAGGCATGGCGTAGCTATCAGTACTTTTTTCATATTGATATTTAGTAGCCTAACCAAGTCGAGATGAATTAATTAGGCCACGATAGTACTGGTAGTTCTGATTCTATATCTGCGTAACTAGATGGCATAGGTCTTGTTCCACTTTGTACTTCATCAAGAATTTCATATAGTGTTGCCCAAGTATTGTCTCTTGCTTCAACTCCATATTGACCTTCTGTTTGAAATTTCACATTAGTAGAAGTAGCATAAGTACACAGACTTAAAATACCATCATAGTTTCTCGTTCTTGCGAAATCGTCAAGTCGCTTTTGAGTTTCCGCGATTACTTCTGCTTGAATTTCCTCAGGAGGTCGCACCGGTGGGGATGGTGGAGGGAAATCTCCTTCCTCCACATCACTGATTACTCCTGTTCCCACCACAGTGTAGTGGAAATCAGCATTGTCACAGTGGTATCTGTCTTCGAGAACTTCAATTGAATAGAATGGACCGAATACGCCTACATTTGTTGTTAGTTTTTTCATGATTATACCGCCGTGTATCTTATGAATGTATATACTCTATCTGAGGGAGTGCCCTTTGCGTTCCTACAAACCCATTTCTGATTTTCAGTCGTTGATGCGACCGCCGTAGAGTTGGTGTTTACCTCTTGCCATTGATATACAGACGGTACTAAGTAGCCGGCTAGTGAATCAAACACAGTAGTAAGATTAGTAATTCTATATGAATTTTGACCAGATAATAATACAGTAACACCAGTGCTCATATTACTACCTAGTGTGTTTATAACAGGAATAGCTAAACTACTACTAACATAACCGTATGTGTTTAGTGCAGTAGCTGTCGGCTGTGCCCCTGAATTACCTAGTTTAAAACTAGTGAATCGATCACTTGCTGCAGGTGCTGTATAATAAATACCGTCAGACGCATATCCATATGCACCAATTTGTGATCCACCACTTCCTATCGGGAGAGTAATTCCTGTACCAGCTGAAGCGGTACCAGAAGTATCAGTCAAAACATTTAAATATGCATTACCACCGCTGCCGGTATCCGCAACACAAATTACATTACTACCGTTTACTTTCATACATAATCTATTCTCTGCTGCGACAGATCCAAGTTGGACAGTACTCACTGACGCAGTTGTGCTTGAAACACTCACTATTGCACCTCTAAACTGATTAACGCCTGGATAATTATAAAGTACTGCCCATCTACTCCCTACTCTAGTTACTAAGTATGGTTCGGAATCGGATGCAATGGACGCATCTGTTCCCACTGTCATGGTACTTCCAGATACCGTATACGGGGTAACATATATAGTAGTTCCGTTAGTGGAGAAAACTAAACAAACCGAACCATCAACATCATAAACGATCGGCAAGGATGACGCTTTAGTTGCACTAGGCGTGGTTTCACCTCCAAATGTTGGGGTAGTGCCACTGATTGTTATTGCTCTCACTCTTCCTCGATCGTTAACTGAATCGTTATATGAAACAATAAAAGAAGTTCCTATTTGAACCATGTTCGCTCCATTTACTGATCCGTCTCCTATAGACGAACAATCTCCTGTTAAGGACGATGACACTGGAGTATTAACTGTGATTGAGCTACCGCTTATAGATAGTACAACCGCTTGTGACCCATTTGATGCGTCACAACTAAAAACTAACACTCTATCCGTATCTGACTTAATGGCACTAAACCTATTTTCTACGTTTGCTGTTCTTACTAGAGCAGAAGACCCGAATGTTTGTGTACTTGAATCATATACTATTGCCTGAAGCGCAGACGGGCCGCCTGCTAATAGAACCACTCTATTAGTATCAAGCGTTACAGCAACCACTCTATTAACAACACTGTTTCCAGTACCAAATGTTATTGTGCCTCCTGCATCCGGTCCGTATGGGGTTTCCCCAAACAAATCCCATACACCAGCTGATGTTGATTTGTCTGCTAAACTACACTGAACATAGCTAGCAATAGGCACGTAGCCCAATAATGTACCAGAATTATTTTTTATTAATAAGGGAAATGATCCGCGATTTGCTATAGCAAATACTGATACTCCTTCGGAAAGTGTTGTTGCGTCAGGTAATGTCACAGACTGTCCATAAGCGGTTGTAGTGACAGATTGCATGCCATCACTAGAAGAAGTAAGTGTTACTGAACCTGTAACTGTAGCGCCTCCGCTACCTAATGATGGTATAGGATTACCTAACCAATTTTTACTGTCATCAATGACAGTATCTCCTGCTATTTTTATTGCCATCTTCGTTCTCCTTTTGAACTATTAGCGTTTTTTTAATTCTTCGATTTCTTTTTGTTGTTCTTTAATTGCTTCTATCAATACAGCAAACAAACCACTATAAGTAACAGTTTTAGTTCCGTTAGGTAAAGTTGTTACTAGTTCAGGGAATACTTGTTCTAATTCCTGAGCGATAACACCCATACTCTTTCTGTTGTCTTCTTTCCAATTAAAATCTACACCACGCAACTGCTTAAGTTTAGTGATAGAGTCTGTTAATGTACTAATATTTGTTTTAGTATTTATATCTGACAATGAGTTAAAGTTTGTAGCAGATAATTCACCAGTGCTTGGATTAAATGTTAACTTCGTAGATGATACGTTTTCAGCAGTTATAGTACCGCTAGTCGCACTAATAAACGTAGGATATCTAGTTGCGTTTGTAGATGTATCATCAGTAATTGCTACCCCAAACGAAGATCCGTTGATTGATAACCCAGTACCGTCTACTTTCAATCTTTCAGTTGTACCAGCAGCTAAGATTACTGTGTCACTTAAACCAGCAGAACCCGCAACTGACCCTATGATAATATTGTTTATGCCAGTAGTAACGGCAATACCCGCATTACATCCAAAGAATATGTTGTTTGTACCAGTAGTGTTACAGTAACCAGCACATAATCCAGCAAAGAAACCATGTGCTCCAGTAGTGTTACATACTCCAGCTCCTTTCCCAATAAATGTATTGTATGAACCAGTAGTGTTACAAATTCCAGCCGAACATCCAAAAAAGGTGTTGTGTGATCCAGTAGTATTATTAAATCCTGCAGCAGCTCCAAAGAAGTTATTATAAGAACCAGTGGTATTACATGTACCAGCAGTAGTGCCCATAAAAATATTCTGAGTGCCGCCAGTACTAAGTCTACCAGCTCTACACCCTATCATGATGTTACTGCTTCCGTTATTACAGAATCCAGCACATAGTCCTGCATAAAAATTATGTGCCCCTGTTGTATTACATGAACCAGCTGCCTCGCCGATAAAAGTATTATAACTACCGGTTGTGTTTCTAAAACCACTACACTCACCTGCAAAGAAATTGTGAGAGCCAGTGGTACTACATCCGCCAGTTAGACAACCCATAAAGATATTATCAGTACCAGTTGTGTTACAGAAACCAGCACGATCACCAATAAAAATATTGTTTACACCAGTCGTATTCTTGTATCCAGCACACAGACCAGCAAAGAAATTTCTAGCACCAGTGGTATTACAGTAACCTGCAAGGCATCCAAAGAAACTGTTATTTGTGCCAGTGGTCGTAAATCTACCAGTACAGAATCCAGCAAAGAAGTTATTAACACCTGTGGTAGCACAATATCCTGTTTCTGAACCTATAAAAATGTTATTCACGCCAGTTGTATTACAGAATCCCGCTCTATCGCCTATAAATACGTTATTATTACCAGTAGTATTTTTATAGCCGGCACAATCGCCTGCAAAGAAGTTATCTGATCCTATTGTACTACAAAATCCTGCTTGGCAACCTATGTAAATATTATTGGACCCAGTAGTGTTTGAATAGCCTGCGCGATATCCAAAGAAATTGTTATGGCAACCAGTAGTATGACAGAATCCAGATTCTTGACCTAAGAAGTTATTCCATGAACCCGTGCTATTATTGCCTCCAGTCCAGCTACCGATAAATGTATTACTTACCCCAGTGGTATTTTTGTATCCAGCACACCATCCGGCAAAGAAATTGTTAGTACCTATCGTGTTGCAGAATCCAGAAAATCTTCCAATAAAAATATTATCTGCGCCGGTAGTATTGTTATATCCAGCACACATACCTGCAAAGAAATTATAGGTACCTGTTTCGTTTTTACATCCTGCTTCTCTTCCTATGAATACGTTATGTGCTCCAGTAGTATTACATTCACCTGCACAAGAACCAAAAAATATGTTATTAGAACCAGTAGTATTATATAATCCGGCACGTCTACCAAAGAACAAATTATTAGTACCAGTAGTAGTTCTTTCACCTGCTGATTGTCCGAAAAATAAATTGTCACTGCCTGTAGTAGTACGGCATCCTGACAGTCTGCCAATGAATATATTCTGAGACCCGGTGGTATTGCAATAACCAGCCTTGAGTCCTATGAATATGTTGTAATTGCCGGTTGAGTTGTTGTACCCTGCTTCACATCCAAAAAAGGTATTATGCTGACCGGTTTGATTACAATAACCAGCACATAGTCCGGCAAAGATGTTAAATGATGCAGTAGTATTACAGAAACCTGCCTGACTTCCTATAAAAGTATTATGACATCCGAGGCTATTTTGAAATCCAGCACACAATCCAGCAAAGAAGTTGCGACGACCAGTTGTATTACAGAATCCTGCTTGACAGCCTATAAATGTGTTCGACTCACCGGTAGTGTTGTTGAATCCTGTGCATTGACCAGCAAAGAAGTTATTTGATCCTTCAGTAGTACATGCACCTGTCTGAGTACCAAAGAAATTATTGTATGATCCAGTAGTAATCGATCTACCTGAACATGTGCCTGCAAAGAAGTTATCAGTTGCAGTTGTTATAGCAGTATGATCAGTTAGAGCGCATGATGTAATGTTGTCCGTGTTGCAGTAAGAAAATGCTGCTGAACTTCCGGGCCCTGCAGGGCCCGTTGCTCCTGTTAGTCCGGAGTATCCAGAAATACCTGAATAACCAGAAATACCCGAGAAACCGCTAGTACCATTGGTTCCATTTGTACCCGAGAAACCACTTCTGCCTGAGTATCCACTGATGCCGCTAAAACCTGAAATACCACTAAAACCCGAAATGCCTGAGAAACCACTTGTGCCGGTAGTCCCATTTGTTCCTGAGTAGCCACTAATGCCGCTGAATCCTGATCTACCTGAAATACCACTAAAACCCGAAATGCCTGAGAAACCACTGATACCTGAGAAACCACTTGTGCCATTAGTTCCATTCGTGCCTGAGTAGCCACTAATGCCGCTGAATCCAGAGATACCTGAGAAACCACTAGTGCCTGAGAAACCACTGATACCTGAGAAACCACTTGTGCCATTAGTTCCATTCGTGCCTGAGTAGCCACTAATGCCGCTGAATCCAGAGATACCTGAGAAACCACTAGTGCCTGAGTAGCCAGAATATCCACTGATGCCCGAGAATCCTGATCTACCGGAGAAACCACTAAATCCACTTGTTCCCGAGAAACCACTGAAACCCGAAATGCCTGAGAAACCACTGATACCTGAGAAACCACTCGTGCCTGAGTAGCCAGAGTATCCACTAATACCAGAATAACCAGATTCACCTTGCGGGCCTGATGTAGATGGTATCCAAGACAAGTTGCCCGTACCATCAGTGCTTACTACGTATCCTGAAGTACCGCCACCAATTTTAACATTAGAAACATCACCTAGATTCGCAGTAGCAACTACTTGTATTGAGCTATCGAATAAGACTAATGCGTTGGGAGAACCATTACCTATAGTAACGTTTCCACTAAATTCAGCCATCGATATATTGCCATCAGCATTTATTTCTAGACTAGGTATACCCGATACATCATTTACAGAAAATATAGTACCAGTCAAGTCATTGGTAATCGAAAACAACTGGCCAGCAGATCCTTCCCATGATAACGTACCGTTATTATCAGGATAAACATTAAGAGTTACTGTTTGTGCGCCTACTGAGGCATTTGCACCAGAAAACTCTATCTTAGGATCATTTGTTTGTCCTACGTTAGGAGTTATTATAATGTTTTTATCTGTATTGGCCATTTTTTACGTATTACCTTATGATACTCTATTTATTACAATCCATACCTGCTTTTAGTTGCTAGATAATTTTGTGTTACTTCTTGTGCTGATAGTGCTCGGTTATAAAGCATAAGCTGTCCTATATCTCCCACCAACTCTTGGTCTGTGGCAAATCCTCCACCAACTGAATCTTGTTCTTGACCTAATACGCAGTATCCATTGCCTATTAATGAAGTTCCTGTTTTAGTTTGTGTACTTACTGCGGTTGAGTTTATATACAAGATGTTTTGTGTTGCGTTAATTACATTAGTAAAGTTATACCAAGTATTAGCAGAAAGAGTTTGGTTTACGAAAAGTTGCGTGGCGTCGAACCATAGATGGAATCTCTTAGGTGACGCGGATCCTTCGTAGAACATTAGATATTCGTTGTCTGATCCAGTTACGGCGTATGATATTATGGCACAACCTATTGCAACACTGTCTAATCTTACCCACACTGAACATGTCAGTTGGCTTAAGCCGCCAAACCCAGTAAAGGATGAGTTATACACTTGATCTACTTGATTATCAGAAAAACTAAAATGCGCTGGATTAGTTGATACGAAATCGGGTCCTGATATAATAAAATTAGAATTATTAGTTAAATCAAACCAATCAGTACCTGAACCTGGATAACTCTTTTGATTTGCTGCGTCTAGATATAATACTAGTCCATCAGTAACTACTTTAGGAGAGTGAAATAATGCCATTATAAACCGTACCTCCCTTTAGTTGCTAAGTAGTTTTGTTTTACTTCTGCTGCTGATAGTGATTTAGAGTAAATCATTACCGGGCCACAACTGCCGTCCAGATACCAAGTAGGACTCGATGTGCGTAATAAACCGATCAATACATCATTCGCACCAGTAGATGATGTTACTGCCGTAAGTCCAGTAAATGCAGTATCTAATTCTCCGTTGACATATATCTCCGCAGTAGTAGTGCTAGGAAAATTAGCGTGTGCGTAAAACCATTCACCTATCACAGGAGTGTATGTAGATGCATCAGTGTATGTTGTCGTGTTTCTTCTGGAAATAGATAATATTCCTGAGTTTGCAATAAACAACGCCCAATAAACACTACTACTTCCTATGTTCAAGTTTATAACAAGTGCTTGAGATGTGCCATCAGATTTTTCTGTTCTGAACCATCCACCTGATGAGAAGGGATATAAACCTGCTCCTAAATTTCTATCATCCGATCTTATATACTGTGTTGTACCATTAAAGGTCATTATACCTTTATTATCAGTAGAATAAGTTACACCATTTACCATACTTGCTGTTGCAGTTGGACTAATGTTAACTAATTTGTTTATTGTTGTTCCTGAACCTGGATAACTTTTAGGATTTGCAGGATCAATAAAAAATGATAATCCATCAGTAACTATTTTAGGATTGTATGCAACTGCCACTTATATCTCCACTTGTAATTTGTCTACATCATTTCTTTCTGCGAATATGATAAAGTAACAATCAACTGTTTTATTAAATAAGTTTTCATTTCCAACTATTACTTTATCTACTGACACTGATTCTACAAATAGTTTTTGATGTAAGCCTATAGGTGTAAGTTGTATTGTAATGGATTCAGGATCGATTAGCTTACTCCAATAATCAGGTAATTCTATTATATTGCTATTTGTTAATCTTCCTCTGATGTAAACACCATTCTCTGGTCCTTCTAAGCTACCATATCTTAGTTTCATACCAGGCTTAGTTGGATGATCAATTACGAATGACTTAGTAGTTGCAGCGAATGAACCGTTAACTTCTAGTTTGTAAACAGGAGTCGTGGTACCTAAACCTAAGTTACCAGTAGCAGTTAATGTTAGTTTGGTATTAGCATCTTGAAGTACAGTTCCGTAAGTTAGTGAGTAGTTGTTACTTTGGTTTATTCCAGAAAACCAATAGTTTGCACTTGTATTAGCATTCTTAAATGCAATTACAGATTCACCAGCGGTTACGTTAGAGTTTTCTACTAGAATGCCGCCGGCAAATGTTCCATCTCCGCTTGCTGTATCTAATACATGAAGTTTAAATGTCGGAGTGGAAGTTCCTATACCCAAGTTGCCTAGTATAGTTACTATGTTGCTAGTCTTATCAAACGTTAAATTAGCACTACCATTCGCCGTTCCTGCATCGTTAAATATGATCTGAGTATTACTACCACCTATCGGACCAGTCGCACCAACTGCTCCCGAGTAACCGCTCGTTCCAGAATATCCAGATATTCCACTATAACCTGATATACCTGAAAATCCACTAATGCCACTAAAACCTGATCTGCCTGAAAAACCTGAATAACCACTTATACCAGAGAAGCCAGATATACCTGAATATCCAGAAATGCCAGAGAAGCCACTGATACCTGAAAAACCGCTTATACCAGAGAAGCCAGATATACCTGAATATCCAGAAATGCCAGAGAAGCCAGATATACCTGAATATCCAGAAATGCCTGAGAATCCTGATCTACCTGAGAAGCCACTGAAACCAGAAATACCACTGAAACCAGAAATACCACTGAAACCACTTATGCCTGTAGCACCTACTGCGCCTGAGAATCCTGATATGCCTGAGAATCCGCTTGCACCTGAATAACCACTTATACCTGAGAAACCACTAGTGCCAGAAATACCGGAGAAGCCGCTAATACCTGAGAATCCTGATATTCCACTAAATCCGGATATACCACTGTAGCCACTTATGCCGCTGAAGCCAGATATACCAGAATAACCACTTACGCCACTATAACCACTTATACCTGAGAAGCCTGAAAATCCTGATCTACCAGAGAAGCCGCTGAAACCACTTATTCCACTAAATCCTGATATTCCTGAGAAACCAGATATACCGCTGTACCCGGAGATACCACTAAAGCCGGAGATACCTGAATAACCACTAACACCAGTTGCTCCAGGCGTACCCACTGCACCGTCGATGTTAACAGTCCATGATGAATAAGTTCCTGATCCTACTGTTGTGATAACATTTACAGAAAGTGATCCATCCAAAATGTTATATGACTGAACTTCGCCTTGCATGTGATTGTTAACATCATATGCGATCATAACATCTTGTGTAATGGTGTACGCTAATCCTGCTTCCACAGTTAAATTTTGTATTCCAGTTGATATAGTAAGAGAAGTCGTCGATGTAGTCGAGAATCTATCGCCTATTGGACCGGTTGCTCCAGTTGCCCCCGTGCCGCTAAAACCACTTATGCCAGAATAACCACTGATACCACTAAAGCCAGATATGCCAGAATAACCACTGATACCACTAAAACCAGAAGTACCTGAGTAGCCACTTATGCCACTTATGCCACTTATGCCTGAGTAACCAGATGTACCTGAAAGGCCACTGAATCCACTCGTTCCTGAGAAGCCTGAGATACCAGTTGCACCAGTTGCACCATCGACTCCTATTGTTCCGTTTTGGCCAGAAAAGCCAGATATGCCTGAGAATCCAGAAATACCTGATTCACCTGAATATCCGCTAATACCACTAAATCCAGAAATACCTGAAAAGCCACTGAATCCACTCGTTCCTGAGAAGCCTGAGTAGCCGGAGATGCCACTAAAGCCGGATACGCCTGAGAATCCACTAATTCCACTAAAGCCAGAAATACCAGTAGCACCAGTTGCACCATCAACTCCTATTGTTCCGTTTTGGCCAGAAAATCCAGATATGCCCGAGAAACCGCTTATGCCACTGAAGCCGGATAATCCGCTATAACCCGAATACCCACTAAATCCTGAGTAACCAGAGTAATCACTAATACCAGAAAATCCCGATGTACCTTGAGGCCCCGATGTGGGAGAGACCCATGATAATATTCCTGAACCATCAGTTGATAATAGATATCCTGATGTGCCGCCTGAGATATGAATATTTGTTACTGAACCTAAATTAATATCAGTACCAGTAAAACTCACGTTTCCAATGACTGCTAAATTATTAGCATATACATTAGCATCAGCATCAATTACAGTGACCGCAGTAAGACTTACTGAGAATCCTGATGCTGAGTTAAATAATTTTAAAGCCATAATAATTCCTTAAGCAGCAAGTATCGTGATCAACATCTTGTAAACGGTGTTGTTAGTAGAATATGGCGTAACTACTAAATCTAGTGAAGGAGGTACTAAAATATTACCTGCATTGTATTCAACTTCAAAATCTCCAACACCACCATTTATTATTAAACCAGCGTATTCGTTGTATTCAACAACTCCTGCATAATATAAGGACGAAATTTTAACTGACTGTCTTTTTGATCCAGCGGTATCAGTACCTATTATTTCAAAATCTACGCCAGAACAATCAGTTACCGGTATTGTATAAAGAACTGTTTTAGTCATTGAACTTGTGTTGGCAAAATGAACGTCCGACGTTCCAAATTTATAAGCGCCTGAACCAACTTGTATAGTGTTGGCAATTAATAATCCACCAACTTGTACTGTATTATTTGAATCGTTGAACGAGAAAAACGCACTGCCTGCAAAGTCGCCATCTTTGTTATATTGTACTTGGGTGTTAGTGCCTCCGGGTGTTCCTCCACCGCCACCACCTTGAGGTTGCCAACTTAAACCACCTAAGCCATCAGTAGCGATCACATATCCATTTAAGCCGCCTAATATATGAACATTGCTGATATCACCTAATGTTACATTGGCTGAGTTAGTGAAATTAACATTTCCATTAGCTGTTAATGTTGTAGATATAGTTACGTTTCCTGTTGCACGTAAGTTACCAACGTTTGCATTACCTGATGTTTGGAAAGCACTAGCACTTACTGTTTGAGAAGTAACAATATTACCTGAAACTGCTAAATTTACCAAAGTACCCAATGATGTTATGTTGGGCTGAGCTGCTACTTGCACAGTGTTTGCAATGTTTGCAACTACGTTGGTTAAGAAACTACCATCTCCAAAGTAATAAGTAGCTGTTGTATTACCAGTCATTAACGCATTTCCATAAAACGTTGCGTTATTTGCAGTAATGTTTTTAGTAGTTAAGTTACCCGTCATTTGTACTGCATTCGATACATTATTGAATGTGAATGCACTTGAACCAGCGAATGCGCCTGCGTTGTTAAACTGTATTTGTGTGTTTGCGCCTCCTGGTGCGCCGCCTGAGCCTGCTGATTCCCAAGAAACATTACCAGTGCCGTCAGTAGTAAGAACGTATCCGTTTACACCTCCAGATATTCGTAGATTTGATACAGAACCTAAATCAACATTTGATGTAAATGTAGCATCACCAGAAACATCTAAGCTTACTAGTGTGCCTAACTGCGTGATATTTGATTGTGTTGGCTGAACTACATAGTTAGCATTATTAGGTAGTATTCCAGTTAACTGTGATCCATCACCTATAAAGAAATCACTTGTAACATTACCTGCTGTTATCTCATCTATCGTAGCTTCTGTTCCAATTATGTTTCCAGATACCGTTAAATTGTTTACTGAAAGAATGTTAGTAACATTATCATAAGTAAATCCTGCATCGCCACCAAACACTCCCGCATCATTGAATTGTACTTGAGTGTTTGATCCACCAGGTTCACCGTTTCCAGGTGTTCCGCCTGAAGCTGGAGACCATGTTAAGTTTCCAGTACCATCTGTTTGTAAGAAGTAACCATTAGTACCACCTAGTATTTGAACATTTGACACAGAACCTAGTGATAATTTTGTACCGTTCCAAGTTACGTCAGTGATGCCACCGAACGCACCGTTGTTGTTATATTGTAGTTGTGTGTTAGTGCCGCCTGCATTAGACGAAAATAATACACCGTTAGCATAACGATATGTATTAGCATACACTGTGTTAGCAGTAACGTTTCCTGCAGGATAGTTTACGTTAGTAACAATATTACCTGATTGGTTTACTACTTCGACGGCAGGTATTCCAACTGAATAACCGCCCAATGAGTTAAAAGATTCTGATGCCATAATCTACGATCCCGTTTTTATTATAGTATTTATTTGTTTTTAGAAAATATACTCGTAATAAAGTATATTAATTCACTTTAATAAATAGAATTATGATTACAGAACCATTACCACGACCAAGATGTATTAATTGTAAACTCAATTTTGCGCGACCTAACGGTATAAGTAAGCATGGATTTCAGAAATGGCACAAGTATTGCGATGACTGTGCTAAAGCAATTTACAGCGAGAAGCATAAGCACCTAGTTAATAAAAAAACGATATGTCAAGAATGTAATTTTGCAGCTAAAGATCGATGTCAATTAGATTTAGTGTATAAAGATGGTGATAAGAACAATAAAGACACTAATAACATGATGACATTGTGCGCTAATTGTAGTAGATTGTTCAGGAAAAGAACGAAAATAGAAAAGAAATCTATACTAAATGTTACAGTTGACAGCGAGTTTAGAATTTAATTTTTAAGATAAATAAGTAATATATTCTTTGTGAGTTAATTTGATGAAGCTTTCTGACATTTTAGGGAACAATCCCACAGTAGTGATAAAAAATATAAACATTATTAATACTGAAAAAGAAGATAACACTGAGCCTGTTGTTAATCCTGGTATAGAATACGGGGAAGACGATAAAGCAAAGTGGTCTCCACCTCTTCAACAAGAATTAAGTGTTATGAAAACTGCGGTAGGGGTAACACCTGATGCTGATACTACTGAACTAACTGATACTACTGTTCAGAAAGCAGAACAAGAAAAACCTAAATATTCAGATAATCAAATTGAGTTGTTGAAAAAACTTATCGCAATTTTCGGTAGTTAAGAAGGAGTTTTAATGTCCGAAATACATACAATGGAGTTTTGGTCAACTAGAAAAAATAAAGCTGACCCTTTTACATTCGTAGGCGATTTTGATCGATTATTCTACAACCCTGTAACAAAAAGCATTCGTGTAAGCGATGGTGAAACGCCCGGCGGATTGCCTATAGCTGGCGGTGGTTCTAGTGCAGAAGCAATTTACTCAACTATAACACCGCCTGCAACTCCTAATGGCTTGTTGTGGTTTAACCCTGACACAGATGTACTGTCAGTTGCTAGTAATAATCTTTGGGTAGAAGTAGGTAGCAGCAGCGGCAGTGGTGCTGTCACTCTTTACTCTACTACTGAACCTGCTCCTAGTCAAGATGGCTTGTTGTGGTTTAACCCTGACACAAATGAACTCTCTATCGTAAGAGAGGGTGTGTGGTTTCCGTTATCAAGCGGCTCAGGCTCAAGTGGATTTTCAGGTTACAGCGGATACTCAGGATTTAGCGGATACTCAGGAACTGCTACAGTAGTTCCTTATATTTTTGATGGTGGTACGCCTTATAGTACATACTTTGTAGGACCCGCGTTTGATTGCGGCGGGGTAACATAAAATATGCCAAATATTCAATTTCAATTTAGACGAGGGACATCTACTGAGTGGGCTGATGCTAACCCTATACTTGCATCAGGCGAGATGGGAATCGAAACTAACACAAACTTATTCAAGATAGGTAATGGAGTAACGCCTTGGAACTCATTACCATATGGCGGTATTCAAGGTGCGACTGGTGCTGGTATTTCTGGATACTCAGGTATATCTGGTTATTCAGGTTATAGTGGTATAAGTGGCTTCTCGGGTATCAGTGGCTATTCTGGTATCAGTGGTATAAGTGGCTTCTCGGGTATATCAGGTTTCTCTGGATATTCAGGTATTCAAGGAGAAACAGGTGCTACGGGTCCTGCAGGTACATCATTGACTCTAATAGGTTCAGTTCCTGACGTAAATGTTGTGCCACCTGATAATCCACAAGAAGTGCTAAACACTGCGTTTCCTAGTGCGGTTTCAGGTGATGGTGCAATAGATAATTTAGCAGGTGATCTTTGGGTTTATAACGGATCATTATGGAATAATATAGGGAGATTTGTAGGCCCTACTGGTGCCACTGGAGCTACAGGTANNCAGGTATCGAAGGTGCCACTGGGCTTTCAGGACATAGCGGCATATCGGGGTTCTCAGGTATTTCTGGATTCAGTGGAATATCTGGGTTTAGTGGATATTCAGGTATTAGTGGAATTTCTGGTTATTCAGGCACCAGTGGATATTCAGGTACAAGTGGCTTCTCGGGTATCAGTGGCTATTCTGGTATATCTGGGTTTTCAGGTATTAGTGGAATTTCTGGTTATTCAGGTACAAGTGGCTTCTCTGGTATAAGCGGCTTCTCTGGTATATCTGGTTATTCGGGTATATCTGGTTATTCGGGTATATCTGGGTTTTCAGGTATAAGTGGCTTTTCAGGTATTAGTGGAATTTCTGGTTATTCAGGCACCAGTGGATATTCAGGTACAAGTGGCTTCTCTGGTATTTCTGGCACTAGTGGTTTCTCAGGTATAAGTGGTTTCTCAGGTATAAGTGGTTATTCAGGTGCAAGCGGATTCTCAGGTATTCAAGGAGAAACAGGCGCAACTGGTGCTGGTATTTCTGGATATTCAGGTATCAGTGGATTTTCTGGATATTCAGGCATCAGTGGATTTTCTGGATTCAGTGGTATTAGTGGATTTAGTGGTATTTCAGGTTATTCAGGAGAAAGGGGATACTCGACTCAAGGTAGAACATATTACTTCAATTCTATAGCGAGTGATTTGATTAATCCTGCTACCAGTCAGCCATATGAACAATTTACAATAAACCCAAGTCTTGGTTCAGAAGAAACAATGACTGCTACTGCAAATAATACATCAGGTTCAGTGTTAATCGAAGGATTCGCTACTAATATTAATGAACCTGGTATTACTTCTATCCCGGTAGGGCAACTTAATTGGTACTTGTGGTTAGATGTTAGTAACACTGACGGTAATAGCAGTTTTAACATAACCACATTCAAAGTAGATACCACAAGTTCTAATACCGAGACCCAGTTATTCACGTTCAACACTGGGGAAATAAACGCTACTGTCCCTACATTGTTTAACTTTTCAGAATTCATAACATCTGCTATACCAATGCAATTAACAGATAGACTAGTCACAAAAGTATATTTTCAGACTACATCTTCATCTGATGTAACCGGTGGATTTACACACGACGGCAATGTTCGTCAATCATATGTTATTACTCCAATAGGTGCAGGAATAACAGGTGCAACTGGTGCTACCGGTATAAGTGGGATTAGTGGCTACAGTGGTATCTCTGGGTTTAGTGGTTTTTCTGGATTCAGTGGCTTCAGCGGAATCTCTGGGTTTTCAGGTGAATCAGGATTATCTGGCTTCAGTGGAATCTCTGGATATTCAGGTATTCAAGGAGAAACAGGTGCAACTGGTGCTGGTACTTCTGGATACTCGGGTATATCTGGATTTAGCGGCATATCGGGGTTTAGTGGATACTCAGGTATAAGTGGAATTTCTGGATTTAGCGGTGTATCTGGATTTAGTGGTTATTCAGGCATAAGTGGATATTCTGGATTTAGCGGTGTATCTGGATTTAGCGGCATATCTGGGTTTAGTGGTTATTCAGGCATATCTGGATTCAGTGGTTTCAGTGGATTTAGTGGCACTAGCGGTTGGTCAGGTATCAGTGGATATTCTGGTGTAGGAACAGTAATTACATCAGGAACTGCTGCACCGACTGGCGGAAATGACGGCGATATATACTTACAATATACATAATATTTTTAGGAAGAGTATGACAAAATATATAATAGAAGCAGGAACTGAGGTTAAGGGCAATATTAATTATGCAGTATCCACGACAGGTGAATACGAATTATCTGAGTTTGTTCCATGTTATAGTAAATTAAGCGAGACAACTGATCCTACCTGTGCTTTTTTAGCAACAACAGTGTTAGGGATTGACGTATCAGGAGTAGTTGAATGAAAGCAGCATATGAACAAGTATTTAACGGTACTTTAGAACAAGTAGAAATAGGCGGAGCGTATGATCCAAATAAGATAAATCGCGGTAAACATACTGGACAATACAACTTAGGTTCAGGAGACGTGGACAAGTTTATCGGCCCTGCTGCATTGAACGTAGCTAATTTTGGTGAATCGTCTTTAGCGATACCGTCAAACTTTGTACATCCTATTAAAATAACTGACGACTTATTCTGGATCTTTGGGTCAGACGTAGCTACTGCTGCTGCTACTAGACGTGTACAGTTATGGACTTGGATTCCATCAACAAACACGTATACATTTGTAGGGGCGGTTACTTTAACTTTCCCTACTACCGGTAACGTTACTACGCGTGGTATTCGTGCTATTTTAACTGACTACACGACAGGTACAGTGGGGGTTTCTGGTACTGCGGTTACTGGTTCAGGTACTGCATGGAATACTGGATTATCTGTTGGTTCTAGGATCGGCTTTGGATCAACTGATCCAAATCAAATCACAACATGGTATCAGATAAGTGCTATTGGATCAAATACTAGTATAACACTGTCTGCATCTGCTGGTACTATTGGTGCTGGTACTGCTTATGTAATACAAGATTTAATGATAGTTCATGCTAATACGAACGCTACTGCAACAAACGGAGGATTATTTGTAGTAAAGGGATTGCGATATGAAGATTTTACTAACCCTGCTACTACCATTCCAGCAGCCACGACAGTTGATAAAATAAAAGCAGTATATTGGCTGAAAGATGCAGCAACTGTTACCAACACTGTCATAGGGGGGTGTGCTTTAGGTGATTTTACTAACTGGACTGAACAGTTTGTTTATGCATGTGATGGCGCAGCGACTACACTAAAATTATTTAAGTATAATATTCGTGCCGCTCTGACTGTAAGTAGTGGTGCTGCAACGCTTTCAGGTGCTAATTTAACTATTACCGGTAACCAAACAGTAACAGGTACCATTTCACAAGCGAATAACGGCAGAGTTGCTACTTTGACACATGGATCTGGAAGTGGGGTCCCTTCTTTATACTTATTGACAGCTACTCGTATTTTACGTGTTCCGCTATCTAACATAGTTGCAAGTAGTACTACTTTCGTAGCTGATAGCATGTCTGAAATTCCTCCTGGTGGTACAAATACAAACGTAGCAACGGGTGGCTTTACCTCAATGGACGTAGCTGGTTCTCTTGATAAATTAGTTATTACTTCCGCTGCATCAACAGGTTCTATTTTTATAACCGATTATTATACATCAGGACAGCAGATTGATCGCAGAGGAAGTAACATCGCTACACAATTACCTTCTGCAAACCGAGATATTGATAGTCCTATATTTATTCACACAATTTCAGCAAATATTCCATTTATATGGGTAGAAGATGGTTGGTTATTCTTTTTATATACACAAACTACAACCGCTAATATAAACGCATTAACTGCTTACCCATTAGCAGCCGATATGTCGTTTATTAATGAGGTACCAAATCGTATTATATGTCCTAAAATAGATTTAGGCAGCATTCCTAGTAAATTTTATCGCGTCGTGGTAAATAATGTGGAAAATTTAGGTAACGAAATTTTTGGTATCGCTCCAGATATGTATAAAGTTCAGTATAGGACATCCGGAATCGATGATAATTCTGGTGCATGGACTGACGTGCCACAAACTGGAAACTTATCAGGAGTTTCATCTGCTGCAAATATACAGTTTGCATTTATGTTTAGAACAGCAGGAACAATGATGTTGCCAGGACGAGTATTATCACTTGCTTTAATTTATGAAACAGACGATGCGCTGCCTTCACAATATCGTTGGAATTTCGGCGATTTCAATACTAGCAACGGCACATTCGCATGGATTCAAGTAGCATTGTTTGGGGCAGCACTAGGAGTTCATACCATTGACATATATCGTGCAGACACAAATGCATTAGTACTAACACAGTCAAGTTCCGGAACTACAAACGGAACGTTTGAATATTGGGACGGCGGGGCGTGGGTGGCTGGGTTAGGCACAGATACTCTAAACACCCGTAGACGATTCGTGCCTTCTGGTAGTTTACCGGGCAGCGTTGATTTATATGCAAAGATAACGGTAGCGTAATATGACATTGCAGGCCGGAGGCAGTGCTGCACAGATGGTTCGAGATACTGGAACTGCTAACCCAGTTCAAGGGTTTTGGGCTACTGGATTAGTGGAGGGGGTAGAACTAAGTTCTGCTTTACCCTTCACTGCCTTTATGCAAGTAGGCGATGGCTACGCTCAACAGCCGTTAGTGACCAGTTCCCAGGCAAAGCTTTGGATAAAAGTAGCTGGTGTTTGGAAAGAAGCAATCACGTGGATAAAAGTGGCTGGTGTCTGGAAACAAACTACTGTATGGTATAACGACAACGGCACTTGGAAATAATAGGGTCTTTTTTATTTAACACTTCAAAACCCCATTCTCGTTCTTCGCAAGAATAACATTTACCACATGCTCCAACACTTTGCATATAACAAGACTGAGTATATTGAATAACGCTTTCACAATTTAACTTGTAAAATATATCTAGAATTTGCGGTTTGTGTAAAAATAAAAACGGAAAACACATCACTGAATTTTGATAAAAGAATGATGTTTTATTACCATAATCTCTAGGTACAACAGAAGAAAACTTTTTTATACTTTTATCTGGTGGGTTGTTTATACCTTGATAGAATATTGTTTTAGGACTAATATTGTATATGTGCTTGTATGTTTTGCTTCCCAAACGAGAAGGAAAATCAATATCTTGTTGATGTTCTTCTATGCTGTATGTTATTTGTGTATTGAATAACTTTTCTACTTCTTTGATTGTGTCAATTGCGTAGTGAACTTGTCCTTCATTTTTGTCTACAATAAAACAATGTACTGGCAGTTTATCATTCATATTAGCTAATTCAGCTAGTATTAAACACAATAGTGCAGCACTGTCAGGACCACCAGACAAGTATAATCCAATTTTGTTTACATTACAAATTTTACCAGATACTACTGGCATGCCGTTTATTTTTTCAATTATCTTAAAATCAAGTTCAGTTTGAAGATTTTCAGGTCCTAATACCAGCTTCATTCTTCGTCGTCTTGGTCTCTTTGGTCTTCTGCATCATAGTCTTCGGTATGATCTAAGACTTCGTTTACTAATTCATCTGTTCGCCATCCAGATTCTCTTAAAATGTGAATGCAGTATACAAACAAAGTATATACAGTAGCACTATAATCATAATTGAATACTTTGCCTTCTTTTTTCTGTAAGTTTTTTAATACTTTTTCTGCTTCTTTTTCGCATACATCTAGGTCAAACGCATATATAGTGCCGTCTTCTAATACTTCTACTATCTGGCTATCTTTGGCTATCATAAAGAGTACCTCTCTTTATTATTTAGTGTTTATTGTTATTGCTTAGATTTACAGTTAGTTCCGTGCCAGCGTTTATTTACGTTTTCTTCCGCCCAGTTGCCATCCGTCAGCTAACCACTGATCTAATGTATCTTGCTTTACTTTCTTTTCCTTTCCATCTTTGTTTATGGACACTACACCTAGATTAGCTTTTCTTACATTATCGCCATGTCCTTCACGTTTCTTTACCCCTTTCCCTCCTTCACTAATAGCCTTACGATGTTCGTCTGAATGAGGTCCTTTAGGTTTACCTTTTTTGACTAAAGACATTAATTTTTTTGTCTCATCTGTTCTGGTTTGTCCTGTAACTTTAGCTATTCTTTTCTGCTGTCCTTCTGCTTGTTTGACCGGATCGATCTTTCTATTCTTGGTTCTTTCTCTCTGCTTCTCTAACTCTTCACCTTCTAATTTTCTACCTTTATTCCAAGCAGGGCGACCTTTCATAGTTTCAGAATGAACTTTAGAAAACTCAATCCTTGCTTTCTCAAATACCCTTGCAGTTATTTTAGTGTTATATCTTTCTTGAAATTTATTTTCTCTCTTCATACCATTTAGCGCATATATCATCTTAGCGCGATCTATTCCAGAAGTCATTTTTGTAAGTAACCAATGGCAAATAAAATGTTCTCGGGCAGTTAGCTCTACTTTATTTTCACTAACGTCAGGTCCTCCCAATGCTTCTGGTAGTATATGATGTTCTTCAGTGTATGTTTCAGTTACTCTATTTTTAGCAGAATCAATAATTTGGTAGTAAATTTTTGTATATTTGTTATTAATAAACATATGTTAAGTTCCTCTAAACTTATTTATACAAAATTTAACATTTCAATAAAATTTAAGCAAAAAGAAAGGGAACTTTCGTTCCCCTTCTATACAGCTTGTAACTCTCCTAAATGAGAATAATTCTCACTGGAAGGTGAGGTTCTGGACCGCAATTTCCCCAACGTAATCAGCCGCATTCCCGAATGAGGAGGCCGTATTCGTAAGTTCTATGTATCCGTAGCGCGTCATAAAGCTAACTACTGGTTCGAAAGTAGACGGATCAAGTACAACACCGCTGCTCATCAATGGAATGTATGGGCAGTAGAATGCTGCTGCGTCAGTTTCAGAAGAACCCTTATATCCAACCAATACAGGAGTAGTGTCTGGAGCGTAAGAGTCTACGAATACACGCATTGCGCCGTTCAAAGTACCAACAAACTTAGTGTTAGTTGGAGCTTCAAAAGTTCCTTCAGTAGTACGTGCGAATGCTGAAGTAGTTGCTGACTGTAGAACAGTTAGAGCTGCTGAAGATACAACAGCCCAGTTACCAGCACCACGACGGGTACGCTGAGCGATCAAGTTTGCAACACGGTTGATCAACACAGCTAGAGCAGCGTGTTCGTCACCAACGTAAGTAGCAGTACCTGATACAGTAGCTTGGTTGTAAGTAAATTCAGTTGAAGCAAGAGTTCTCAAGGACAATAGAATTTCCTGATCAATTTCAGCGGTGATTTCTTGTGCAAGAGCAGCCATGATCTCTGCTTCTACATCGATACCGTGCTGAGACTGAGCGTCCTGAGCAGCTTCAAATGTCCAGCGAGCTTGCAACTTACGTGACTTAGCTTCAACAGCCTGACGTAGAATCTGAACGCTGATTTGCTTACCGCCGTTACCTTCAAGAGCAGCAGTGTTAGCACCAGTGTACTGATCAGTTGTAGTAGCTGAACTTGGTACACGAGAGTAAGCTTGTGCAATCTTGAATGGGCTTAACGCTTCTTCACCAGCAACTACAGAAGTCTGTGCTGCGGATGTGTCAGTCAAGCTTTGTGCGTAACGCACACGTAGAGTGTGAATCTGACCAACAGGACCAGTCATTGGCTGAACACCAACTAGTTCGTTAGCAATAACAGTTGGCATCACACGACGGATAACAGGTAGAATTACACGGTTAAGTGTAGCAATGTTACCAGCAGTAGTTGTGCCTGCAGAGCTTTCGCTCAATAGTTGTTTGCGAGTGTTTTCAAGAATAACACCCATTGTTGACTTACGAGTGCCTTTCAAGCCTTCTAACAGGGCCTCTTTGGTCTCGTCCCAACGGCTTTCTAAGAGTACTTTTGACATGTTATATTTTCTCCTAATCTATGTCTAATTAAAGCCCTGCCAAACGCTTGATATCAATCACATTGTCTTTTTCAGTGCGATCTACTTCAGCAATCTTCTTGGCAGATTTATCACCAGTTACTTCTACTAAGCTTTCAGAAATTACAGTTTTAGCTGGTTTTGCCTGAGCGCCTGTGTTTAGTACAGCTGGTAAATACTTATCGAATGCGGCCTTCAATTTTGGTGTCTGGACGCTTTCAAGCAAAGACTTCATTACAGTAGCCTTTTCTTCGTTTAAAGTAGAAGTTAAATCTTCAATTACTTTAGCACGTTGAGTAGACTCTTTGATAATGCGTACTTCGCGTTCCTTTGTTTCAACTAATTTTTGAGTTTCTTGTAGTTTTGCAATAGACTCACTTAGTTGTTTATCCTTTTCTAGCAATGTATTCATAAGCTTTCTAGTTTCTGCTTTATCGTTAAGATAAGTTACAGAAAACTCGCTAGCGAATGCTTCATAAATCTTTCTACCAAAGTTATTTTCTCTAGCAGATTTGATATCTTCTTTGAGTTGTGACATTTCACCTTTGATGTGAGTAGTAACAATCGTGTTGATCTTTTTAGCACTTTCGGCAACAAACTTAGCCTTAAGTTTTTCTAACTGAGCACGACCTTCTGCAACTAACTTAACCTTAGCTTCAACAACTGCTTGCTTGTCTTGTGCAAACTCTTTGATTTCTTTAGCAAGAGCATGTACAATAAACTTTTCAAGTTTCTGTTGATTTTCCATCTGAACTTTACGATCTTGACGCAATTCTTTTAACTCTTCGGCTAATTTCTGAACCATAAAGTTATTGAATTTTTGTGCAGATTCGCTTAGTTGCTGTCTGGCTCTAATGCGGTCTTCGTTCATTGCTTGTCTTTCTTCGTTGAATTCTCTAATCTCTTCGGAAAGACTTTCTGTTACCATTTTATCAAGGGCGTCAACCATCACACTTCTGTCGTGTTCATACTTACCAGCAAACTCATCTCTGAGTTCTGCACGTATTTGTTCTTTAGCTTCATTCAACTTAGCTTCCCAGGCCTCATTAATTTGCTGCCCGATATCTTCGTTGATTAATCCGCTTTCTAACAATGGTTTGATAGCTTCTAGCATATCTGTTCCCCTTTATCGTATGCTCCGTTTATACTCTGGTGCGTGAGTTATTACAAAACAGAAAATTCTGTTTTGATGAATTCTTTATAACTTTAAGTTGTTAATAAACTTTGTAATATCTTTTTGTAACGATTGTCTAAATTTTCTTACTTCTAATGATTCAGCTAAACCTTCTTTGATGTGTCCACCATTTTTGTAGTTCATCAATGATTCGTAAATAGCTCTTGGATAAGCATCTGGTGCTGAAGGTTGTGCTACGATATCAACAGTAATAATTTCAAAGTCACTTACGTGACCGTTCATATCATTTACGTTACCTGATCCACGACTAGATACACCAAGCTTTACACCTGCTTCAAGCATAGTTTTAATCAACTGACCCATTGGAGTAGGAAGAATTTTTAGTTTTCCGATGCCGTTAGAGCCGTCCATATTCATATTAGTGATGCAATGGCTTACCCTATCTAAGTTGATTTTTAAATCATCTGGATGATCTACTTCACCACAGATAGAGATACCGTTTTTCAATTGCTCTTGAATGGTCTGTACTGCTCTTGTAATCTCAACTCTAGGATATACTCTACCGTTAGCGTTTCTTACGTCGCCTTGAATAAAGATACCTTCCATGTACATATTTTTAGCTTTGTTTCCAAATGCATCTTGTCCTTCTTCTAAAACTACATTAGTTCTAGCTAGTGAAGGATTCAAATATTCTTGTAGTACCGATTTATTATGCATATTATTTTTCTCAGTTTCGGGGGATCATTGATCCCCCTTTTCTCTCTTGTTACTGAGTAACAAAGCCATTTGTCTCAGATTACTTAGCTACTGGACTTTTGTTGTTATCAGAAGCTTGCTTAGTTACTGGCTTTGGAGCAGCACTTAAATCTTGCTTCTTTTGTCCTGGAGCATTTTTAAAGCTACCAGCGCCTTTTACGCTTTGTGTTGAAGGAGCAGTTCTTCCATTTTCAGTAGAAGTGCTTGCCTTAACTGGCTTGCTTGCCATTCCGTTTTGTCCTGCATTTGCAGCTACTGGAGACTTAGTTTGTACACCATTGTCACCGTGTGTTACAGATACTTTCTGTAACTGTACTGCTTCCATTACTTCTTCTTCAGATTCTTCAGAGTCTACTTCTACTTCTTCGTCGTCACCCATGTCTTCCATGTCTGCGCCGCCCATGATATCTTCAAACTCAGCCATTAGTTGGTCAAGTTTGTCTTCGATTCTGATTACAGCATCTTCGATTTCATCTTCCGAACCTTCTTCTTCCATGTCATCGGCTTCTAAGTCGAATGTATCTTCGTCATGGGCCATTTCCATGCCGTCTTCGTCTTCGTCTTCCATCATGCCTGATTCTTCAGATTCGATTTCGTCAAGCAAGTCGCCTACTTGGCCGCCCATGCCTTCTTCCATTTCATCTTCATACATGCCTTCATCCATCATTTCTTCTTCCATGATAGATTCATAAATTTCTCGTGACTTGTCTACAACGATTTCGTGGAAAAGATCACGCGCTTGCTCTTCATTTTCGTTAATGATAAGATCAATTAACTTTTCAAATTTTTTGTTATCCATTATTAGTCTCCTAGAAAGAAATGGCTTTGTTGTGAAAGTATTTAGACTGTATCTCTAAAAACAGTGTAATAAGTGCGTATTTTTTAAGTTTTCGGTGGAATTAGTGAAAATTTCACAATTTATAGACCAGGTGAAGCACCTTCTTCAGGTTTAGCTCCATACTGTTTTCTAACTTTTTTTAAATGCTGTTGACGTTCGTATTGTCTAACATCAAGCATTTTTCTTAATTTTCTGATTTGCTTTAGGGTTAGTTTAGTTTTTCTAGAAGCTTTCCAGGTAGGTTTAGAGTTGTCTTGATCAACCTCTTGATATCCGCTGATAGGCGGTTCAAACATTTCTACTAGCTTCATTTTAATTACCCTTTTGTATTATTTATCTTTTTGTTATGCCGGGGGAGGAGTTGGTAATATTCCACCAGCTTCTCCGCCACCTACTGGACCTGCTACTTCCATACCAGGTTCTGCTCCTGCTTCTTCACCAGCAGCTACCTCATCAGCAGTAGTTTGGTCAGCTTGGAAGTCACCTACAGAAACACCCACGCTTCTTAAATCACTACCTGCAGGTTCATTGTATACTTCTTCTTGATTTTCTTCTTCCCAAAGTTTTTCGTTCTTAGCAATTTCTTCTTCACTTAAGCCTAAGAATCTTTCAAGAGCAAAACGCTTTGAAATATAAGGAATAGCTTCCATTGTTGTAAAAGTAGTTACTCTGGCTGAGTCTAATTCACTTTGACGATAAGCAGCAAAGTTCTGAGGTGGATTAAATCTTAATGTAAACAACCCAGAATCAATGTTAAATCCTCTCCAGCGCAAGAACAGTTTGAATTCTTCGTCAAAGGTCATTGACATATAGCTTTGTAAACGTTCACAATATTGGTTGAATCTAAATTCTTGAATCATTGCAGTACCAACACGACCATCACTTAAAGGAGTAGTGTTGTCATCTGGACCTGTAGGCAAGTATGAACTAGGCACGCGCAAGCCACGAGCTAGTCTGTTGTTAAAGTAACGCAAGTCATCGATTTCACCTAAGTTCTGTCCACCTGGTAGTACTTCTACTGAAGAGCCGCGGCCATCAGCAGTTACAGGGAAGAAGTAATCTTCGTTCATAGAAAGTGGATTGTATGTAGCATCAACTACAGTAGAACCACCATGTGGTGATGGAATTCTACGCTGATGTATTTCGTTTTTAATACGTTCTACAAACGCCATAGCCAAATGACTAGGCATATTACCTACGTCAATCTTGAACATTCTACGCTCAGGAGCACGTTGAACACGATAGATCAATACTGCGTCTTCTAATAATTCTTTTTGTTTGTATACTTTGAATATGTTTTCTAAAACTGATTGTCCAAAAGGCCAGAATCTGTCTAAACCTTCAGTTAAGCTAAGATGTACAACATGCTTAGCATCTATCGCGCTTTCACTTTGACCAAGTGTAAAACGAGATCCAGTAGTGTTATAAGGCATTGCTGGTACTGTGTAACCGCCACCTTGTCCTCCACCACCAGTACCGCCTAATCCAGTAGCAGGATTAGCAGCAAAGTCTGTGTTAGTTTTCTGAGCTACGGTTAAGTTTTGTAAATTGATATTGATATCTTTGATTACATACTGTTCAGGCTTTTTACCTTCACTTTCGTTTACAATAACTTTGATTACTTTGGTCATATCAACCCAATAAAGCTTGAAGTTTTCTGGGTCACGGACAAACACTTGATCACCGTACTTTAGTGTATTTCTAAAGATTTTGAATATTCTATTATCAAATTGATTAAGCTTACACCACTGCTGAAGTTGTGTTTTAATCATTTCTAGTTCATGTGGTGTTGGTTCTTCTGTAAATTCTACATCAAATGGAGTTTTATTATGTTCATTTCGCTGAGTCGAAAATTCTGAAATGATATCTAAACATGCGTTAACTTCAGCGTCAACGTCCATCATTTCGTACTGATTGTAACGTTCTAAACGATTGGGATGACCTGTATATACTTCAGGCAATCTGGACATATAATTTTTATATCCCATGTCATGATTGTTCCATCCGCCAGTGCCAGGATTGTTATTCCAAGCGCCTTGATTGCTGTTAGCTCCTGAAATAGGACTTACTGCACCTGTTATATTTTTAAAATATTTTTTATGACTCATAGTTATCTATTTATCGGTATATAAATTATAATGAAAAATCAATGTTATTACGCCATATTTTTCCAAATTTTTTCTTGAACAGAATTAATTTCTCTTAACTCTCTAATCATATCTGAAAGTTTTTGATCCATCATAAACAGAAGCGAAACTTCTTCTTGACGATCAGCGGTTGTAGAAGAATTTTGTGTAACGGCTGCTCGTGCTACTCTTTGTTCTTCTTCCTGCATTCTGGCTCTTTCAGATGCTGCGCGGGCTAGTTCTTCTCCTGTTGGAGTAGCTGTATCTGCTGAAAGAGCAGTAGGCGTCGTAGCGTTTGCGTTTATTCGTTCGCCTACTAACTGTCCTAATGCTTCTCCTACTTGTGATCCAATAGTAGACCCTATCATTGCTCCAACAGGGCCGCCTAGTACCATACCTAGTCCACCTAATGCGATTGAGCCTATACCTGCCCCTACAGTGGATGCTTTACTTTCAACTTTTTCTTCATTAGCTTGTTCTTGTGTAATTTGATTCGATGCTAGTCTAGCATCAATATCTTGATGTTCAGAATATCCTTGATATACATCTAACAACGAATTAATACCTATAGAACCATATCCAATTCCTTTAGCCAACTTTCCTAGTTTACCTAGGCTACCTCCTTGATCGATTGCATTTCCTATAGCAGATCGTCCTGTGGAGGCTGCAGCCATGCCTAACGATGCGGCTAACGCGGCTGCCGCCAGAGTAGTAGTATTAAATCCTGAAATAAGAGGATTAGTTGACGCTAATAAACTGTCAAATCCTGCTGCTAACTCCATTTCTGTTGATATTAGAGTAGCTTGGTTTTCCATAAAAATATCAGTCTTGTTTGCTAGTTGATTGTATATTTTATCTAAACGCTCGCTCATTGGCATATCTGTAGCTAAACTTGTTATCCGTTGTTGTAATAATCCATCGGTGAGTCCTATGAGTTTTTTCGTTTCGTCATCTATTAATACCAGATATCGGGAACCTATATATTCAGCAGTTTCAACAGTAGCAGAACTTAGTTGTTCTAATAAATTTTTTGTTGCGGTTGCTGTGTCAAATTCTTCAACGTCTCTCTGATAGTCTCTTAAAGCTTGTGTTCCCCCAGGCAATACTCCCACTAATGCCATCATTTCTTTACTAAGCTGGCCTATTTGCAAACCTTTTACTATACTCGCTGCTTCTTGACTAACTGAGCTAGCTAGTCTAACTGAATTTTCCATCATTTCTACTTCAGTTTTGATACTGTTAGCCTGATCTATTAGTCCTTGATTGTTTGTTCTTATACCTTCTTCATTCAATCTTTCGGCTTCTCTAAACATTTCAAGAATTTTTGTTTGATATGCCATGTCTTGTAATGCTGCATCTTGTTCTTTTTTTACAGTTTCAATATCTTTACCTGAAAATTCACTCAATACTCGTAGATTTTCGGCATATCGTAAAGACTCTAACTGAAGTTCTTTTGTAGTTTTAGTGTTAGAAAATAATATTGCACCTGATAGTCTTAGTTGATTTACGTAAGCTGCTTGCGACTCCAGTAATTCTTCAGGCATTACGCCCATTTTAATAAATCTTTCTCGTTCACCTTCAAGATCGGATATATCACCTATCTGAGCAAAACGTTTTGCACCTTCACCTGCTGATGCACCTAATCCTACTAATCCTGACTGGGCTGTTCTAAGCGATTTACCCAATGTTTCTGAGAATTGGCCAACAGTAAATCCCATATCATTAGCCATCTTTTGAATTTCGGAAGATGATAATGTTATTGATCCGGCAAATGATGATAATTCAACTTTAGCTTTAAGTAATGCATCACCTTGATTTAAGTATTCCTTGGTCAATACCGTTAATCCAGATAACGCACCTGCAGCAACTGTCCCACCTAAACCAAATCTAGAAGTCAATAATTCTGAAAGAGCATCACTTGCGTTTGATAACGAGTCTCCGTACTTTTTAAGACCCCTTTCCCCGGAGATTAACGCATCAGCGAATCCAGTAACAGCACTAATTGCACTACGGTACGCTCGTTCGTTTGAGTATTGTCTTTCTGCTGCTTCTTTATCAGCCTTTGTTTTATTCTGAATAGCGGTAGTAGAAGAATTAACTGCGTTAGCTAGCCCACCCGCAGCAGTGGATGCATTAGCAGTAGCTTTAGCAGCATTGGTTGTAGTACCTATAATAGAATTTAACGCACCGACTAATGAATCCATCTTATTGGTTAATTTTTCTATTTGTTCGTTCAGTGCGTTTATTTGATCATCTGTCATTGCCATACTATTTCCTTTTTAAAACCACAATTTTATTATTACTAAATATAATAGTATTTATGTAACCTCGAGGATCATATGAGCAACAATCCACTCAAACAATATTTTAGAAGACCAGCAGTATACTTAAGATTACCTAGCAACGGTAAAGATTATGCTGAAGGCGTAATCAACAAAACAGAAACTGGTGAACTACCAGTTTATCCAATGACAGCAATTGATGAAATTACTACAAAAACACCAGACGCTTTGTACAACGGCAGTGCAGTTGTAGAGTTAATAAGAAGTTGTGTTCCTGATATAATTGATCCATGGCAAATTTCAAATTCTGATTTAGATGCTGTATTGATAGCTATCAGAGCTGCATCAGGATCTCAAAACTTAGAAATCAAAACAGAATGTCCAGCTTGTAAAGAATCTAGTGTATATGATTTAGACTTGACTGCAATTTTGACAACCCTTACTGCACCTGACTATGATGAGCCATTAAGTAGCGGAGATTTAAAGATAAAATTTGGACCTCTTACTTATCAGCAAATGAATGAAGTGAATTTGTTGCAATTTGAAATACAAAAAACATTAACACAAATCGAACAGATTACCGATGAACAAGAAAAAAGAGAAGCAACAAAAACAACATTGATTAGAATAACAGAAATTACAACGAAGTTGATTGCATCAACAATTAGATATATTGAAACTCCAGAGTCTAGAGTAAACAACTTTCATCATATTATTGAATATCTACAGAATTGCGATAAAGGTGTATATGATACTATTAAAGAATATCATACCAATCTAAAAGCAAAAACAGAACTAAAACCATTAGATGTTAAGTGTGCAAATTGCAGTCACGAATACAAGCAACCATTTACGCTTAATGTTTCTGATTTTTTCGGTTAAGGCTTCTTCAGTCTAGTCCTGAAGAGATAAAGCAACTGATAGAAGCCATGGAAAAGGATGTTATTTCTATTAAGAAGTCAGCCTTAGCCATGGCATGGAATATGCGCGGTGGTGCTACTTATGAAGATATTCTTAATATGTCTATTGATGAAAGAACGGAAATAAACAGATTAATCGGAGAACATTTAGAAATCACAAAGAAGTCAAATTTACCCTACTTCTAAGTTGTCCTTCAGACAACTGATACCTTCACTCGTGGTACTCGTTCGGTATCATATTGATTCATTTATATCTGCGGGGGTTTAGTTAATCATTGCAGTCTTGAAGCCATGGTAGTGCTGTAAAGCACTACCACTGGTAAGATTCCTTGCGGCCCCTCGCCTTTGCCGTCTGTTCCCCGTTAGAGTTAGCGGTTTTTGCTACCTAACGCCACCGGTTGCTCTGTAAGGTCTAGATAAAACTAGTCGGGACTGTAGTTGAAGCTGATCAATGTATAAGCAAATGCTCATTGATTCTTCAGCAACGCATGTTCTATATCCGCAAGACAGAATAAGATATAGACTCATTCAGGGTTCGCACACATAACGAGAGCCCTGTCGGTGTTCCGTAGATCATTGATCTACGCATACTCCAGAATCTAACGGCTATAGCACTAAGCTAGCAGTTTCAAGGAGAGTCGAGGTGCCCCGACTAAACGAATTGTGGTGCCTAAAATTACTCTGACGTGGTGTCTGTTGTACTACTGTTATTTGAATTTGAGCCTGAATATGCTTTAAGAAGGTCTTTGTTGTAACTAAAAAAATGATCAAAATCCACAAGAATCCAATCCCCGTGATTTTGTGATGTATAGTACATAAATTGGTCAGTGACCCATGTGTACTTCGATTGAACCCCGACAAATCTACCTTTACGATTGATTTTAACAAACAAGATGTTTAAGTCACCTTCATCAGCAACATCCATTAGTTGATTCAACCAACTGTCAAGTTGCTTGCAGCTACCTGCTAGAACTTGATGAAATGGGAAGTCGGCGTATGACTTGCATTCTGCGTTAAACTTTGTAAAGCTTTGTCCTGGTACGATATCACCCTTGAAGCTACGCACTTGGCCCTCGTGTAGCATTTGTTTGCGAGATTGATTTTTCCCGCCAACATATGCACCAGAGCCAGGAGCACGAATAAAGCGTTCGCTGTATAGCTTTGTCAAATGATTTGCTACTTCTCGTTCAAATGAAGAGCCTTTAGCTTTTTGTGGTGAAGTCATATCTATACTTATCTTGTTTTACAATGCTCTTAAATTTTCTTTTTGCATTTGTCGCCATGCCAAAGATTATAATTACTTTTGGCAAAAGAACGATTACAATGAGGACATATCATTTGGTATTTAGGATTTCTCATAGGATTGCCATCACCTGAATTTTTAAGTTTAGTCATCGACTTATTATAATCAGAAGCAGGAACACCATACATAGGATTTTTCTCTCCTTTTTTAGCTTCCGACAATTTAGGATTTTTTAACAACGATTTACTAATATTATCATTGTGAGTTTGAGGCCGCCTCTCGGCATACTTTTTTGTACCAATACTTTGATTTTTTCGTCTTTCTTCAGAGTATTTTTTTCCGTAATGAGGACATAATGGTCCCCGCTTACCGTACATTGATCCTTTTTCTCCTAGATGAGCTAATCGTTTCTTTTCTCTAGTTTCGTTACTTTCTTTTATTCCAAATCTATTATAGATTCCGTCGCCGTTATGTTGATTAAAACTGTGAGGGTCATCTTTAGCATTAAGAAAAACCAACATTGATTTTTCAAGATTTTTAATATAATCGGCTTCTCCTATACATAATATTTCATAAACCCAATCTGATCTGTTTTCTATAATCATCGGTTTAACTATTTTGCTAGAACATATATATTCTTCATGTCGCCCGGGATTCCATCCTTGGCGTATTTTAGAACCTATGTACCATTTTTTTGTTGATAACTGAGTCCACTTATATAAGTAGGGTACGGTTTCGTGATAAATATTCATGCTGATAGCTCCTTCTAGCTGTTAGAGTGAGTGGGTACTGTAATACCGCGACTCACACTTATTTAGTCATTCACCGCAGATACTGTATCTGTATTTGAAGAAAAAGACGTAAATCCGTTTTCTTTTACCACAGTAAGTGTATTAGGCACTCTAGACACTAATTCATCTTTATGACTAATTAACCAAATTGACTTGTTTCGTGTTCTGTTCATATCTTTTAAGATAGTTAGAGAGTTCTCTACTCCTACAGAATCTATACCGCTATCCAACAACTCATCAATAAACATAACGTTAATAGGTGAGTACAAGTTTTCCCAAACGTCGCGGAAAGACCAAGATAGTGCTAATATAACGCGGGTAGTCTCACCGCGACTAAGATTTCCAAAGTCAAGTTCTCTACCAAGTTCAGTAATCTCAACACTCAAGTCATTTTTGAACACAACTTGATGTGGTAATCCAATCTTGTCGAGATAATGTGTCAATCTGCTGTTAAGATATGACAAGTTCTGATCAATAATCTTTTTACGAACAAATGAGTCCTTGCTAGTTAACAAGTCGATCAAAAACTTCAAATGATCATGTTTTTTGGTTAGATCATTGATAGTGTCAAATTTGATTTCTTGTAATGCGTTTTTCTTCATATCTGCAACTTGATCTTCGTATGGATCAACTTCATTAGATTTCTTTTCTAATTGATCCAACAAGTTGCCTAGCATAGACTTATGTTCAATAGCTTCTTGCTCAGTATCGTAATGAGTCTTGGGCATAGGACCCAACTCTTCTACTACGAATTCACTAATTTGCTCAGCAAAAGGATCAGTTTCCTCCTGCTTAGCTTTGATCAAGCTTAAAATGTTTTCTAGTTCAGCGTTATGCTTGAATGCTTCTGCTTCAGTTTTGTAATAAGTCTGTGGTTCCAAACCCAATTCAAAAATAGAATTTTTATTTTTTTCTAATTCATTTTGGGTTTGGGTAAGCTCCGCACGAGCACTATCTAACAATTGTTGTTTTTGTCCAAGTACTTGATCATGCTTTTCATCATGTAATTCTTGACCACAAGCATAGCAAGTGTGATTTTCAAGAGTTTCTATCTCTTTTACCAGCTTTTCAACGATTTTCTCTTCTTTTTGTAATGTAAGTTCTAAAGACGCAACCGTTTTCTTGATAGCTGCTAGCTCTATCTTTTTCTTTTGATACTCGGATAAGTCTTTGTGAAGTTGTAGTTCTTCTACAATATCAATGTGGCTTAAAAGATCATAAGACTTTACTAGCGCAGCAATTTCATTTTCATTCTTTTCTTTCCAAAGAGTTTGGCGAGCACACAAGCTTACATAAGCTTCTTGCTTCTTTTTCTTTTCGCTATAAACAGCTAACTCTTTGTGAGCCATAAGTTCTTTTTCGATATCAATCAAGCTTAGGTCTTCATAGGATGAAGCCAAAGTACTCAAGTCTTCGTTATGTTTAGCTTGCCAAAGCTTTTGTCTGCGAATCAAACTTTCAATTTGTTCTCTTACCCTTTTGTTGGCTTCTTCAATTGCTTTTATTTTGAAGTCTTCTAATTGGATTTGGTCTTTGATTTCTTTTGCTAAAATCTTTAGCTTTTCTGCTTTTTCGGAAAGCAGGGTGATACCTAACAATTGTTCAATAATGTTACGCTGATCATTTGCTTTCATAGAAAGAAATGGTTCAGTGTATGTGTTTAACGCAACAACATGTTTGAACATGTCAGCAGACATATGTATAGCTTTTTCTATCTGAATTTGAGTTTCTTTGTTTTCACCCTGAGCATCGTTTTGAGCATCTTGTAAATCAGAGTTTACATAGAATTTAAGAATATTGGGTTTTCTACCGCGTTCAATTTTATACTCTACCCCATCAGCAGTAAAATCAAGAGTAACTAACATACCCTTTGCGTTAGTGCGGTTAATCAAGTTATCTTTTCTGATACTATTGATAGGTGATCCATATAGAGCATATGACAATGCTTGAATCAGCGTAGTCTTACCTACACCATTTCTAGCACCATCACCACCTAAGTCTAAGTTTTCACCTAGAATAAGAGTAAGTTCTTTGTTGTCAAAATTAACTGCCTGACAAACATTTCCAACAGAAAGGAAGTTTCTGAGGGTCAAGTTTTTAAGAGTAATCATAGGTTTTTATAGATTTCCAATAGTATCTTTGTATCGTAGAATTCACTTTCAATGTTAGTGATTTCTTGTAAAATTATTTGGTCTACTGATTCAAACTTGATTTCAGTTTGTGCATTATCTTGAGATACACCTTCACCTTTAATAGGTATCAGTGTCATTTCTCTAAGATCATATTGAGGAATCAGTGTTTCTTTGATAAAAGAAGCTTCTTCAAAGCTAATATCAATATCAAGATGTACTCTAACATGTGAGCGAGGTAATAGCAAACCTTCTGGATTGTCTAAGATTTCACTTAGCTTATAAACTCTATACTTAGGCTGATTGGGCCAAGCATGAAATTCTGGCTCTTTGTCCCATTCTAGAATCATCATTCCCCTAGCGTCATCACCTGCATCTGCGTAATTGTGAGGGAATGCGTTTCCAATGTACCAAATATTGTTTCTTGCTTGACGTTTATGAAAATGCCCTGAGAATACTTTTTCAAACCCACTAACATGAGCGTCACTAACTTCACCATGATCGGGCATCAATACCTGTGCGTTCATGTAGAAATTTGGTAGCTCAAAATGTCCAAACAAGTACTTGCCCTTCATTTTAGATAACTTTTTAAAGTCATCTTCAACTAACCAAGGAGCAATAACAACATCGCCATGCTTGAACCAATCGTTAACAATAACAACATTGGGAAGATGTTTAGCCCACTCTACAGAACTGATATCTCTACGATCTCTATAGAATAAGTCGTGGTTACCTGGAATCACGAAAACTTTATCAAAAGAGTTATTAAGTTTTTCTAGTAGTTTAATTGAATACGATAGTGACTGGATGTTTATACTAGCACGATGATGGTGCCAGTCACCCAAGAATAAACAGATATCGCATCCCTCTTGCTTAGCTTTGGTTATAAACCAATCAATGAACTCCTCACAATCTTGATTGTGTAGAATACTATTGGACTTTAAACCTATATGAAGGTCCGTAAAAACTGCTGCTTTTTTAAATAAGTTATTAGTCATAAACTAAAGTATAGTGTATCGATGGTTCAATAACAAGAGTAAAGGTAAAATTACCCATGATAGTCTTTTTCAGAGTTTTCACCCTGTCGAGTCCAACTTGGGTTCAATCCGTTGGCCTCTAAAATATCGTCTCTGATATGTTGAACCCGTTTTTCAGAATTTAAAACTCTACAAAATGAATTTGTAATGGTTTGGGTATAGTATGCAAATGGGTTTTGTGACTTTGCCTCATTAAATCGTAAACCTACATATGTTAATTGTAAGATAGCTGCCCCTCGCATTTCATCTACATAAGTATATCCGCGCCAGTTAAACTTCATTGCGTACTTTTCACATAACATAATGTACATTCTAGCTAGCTTGTCTGTTAGTCTACCGTGATCTTTCGAGAATTCACCGGTGTTTAAATCACCTTTCCAATGTGATTTACCCACGCAGATAAAACTATTATTGGAATCTAATTTAAAATGTTGGAATGGGGGAAAGTTTACCTTTACATGGACCATGTCATCTACTTCATCTTTTGTAGTAGGGTCTTCTAAGTCAGCAAACTTACTATCGATATCATCAGGATCTTCAAAGTCAAAGATATCCTTGGCTGTTTTTTTGACTACGGTTTTTCTGGGTTGTTTAGCAGCAACTGGAATGTGATCCCAAGTCATTACTCTAAAAATAAGATCAGTAGTAGGAATACTTTCGGGAAGGATCTTTTCACCTAACTCGTATGAAAGTCTAGCTGCTCTGTTTTCTTTTGCTTGTTGGATTTGTTCGGGTTTGAAAGCGTAGTCTAAACTTGTTTCAATGCTTTCACTTGGTTTGTCTATAATCAGATCGTATCTATTATATTCTTTTTGAATAAACGAACAATAAGTACTTTTACTTTCGTGGATCTGTTTTAGAATGTCTTTGTTGTTTAAATAGTTAACTTTTTTTACTGGTGCAATCGTAGTCATAATACCTCTTTGTGATTATTGAACATTAATTCTATATAAATCATGCTCTTACAACAAGCATATTGGGAAATTTTGGTGAATTTTTGAATGATAAATACAGCTATATATTTATCAAGGGTGAACTATATGGCGATAAGTCCTTATGTTAGAGGTGTATTAGAAGGAATTGCCGGTGACATTATCAACGCGCAAGAATCCGCTACAAAAGAACAATATGAACAAGCACAGGACGACTGGCGGGTTAAGCTTACTCTTGGTGGTGAAACGCAACCTTTGTTGTCATCAGGGATTTTATCTCCTCTAAAAGAAGGAGGTGGTGTAATTTTTCCATACACGCCTACAATTTCAGTATCATATGCAGCTAATTATGATCCTACAGAAGTCACACACTCTAACTATAAAATATTTCAGTATAAAAATAGCGCAGTTGATCAGATTACGATAACTGCTACTTTTACTGCACAAGATACTTTTGAAGCAAACTATATGCTAGCAGTAATTCACTTTTTTAAAACAGTTACAAAGATGTATTACGGTCGAGATGAAAACCCATTATTAGGCACGCCGCCGCCTTTGTGTTACTTGAGTGGATTTGGTCCATACCAGTTTAACGATCATCCATTGGTAATTACAAACTTTACTTACACTCTTCCTGATAAAGTAGACTACATCAGGGCTCAAGTTACTTCTCCTGATCCAATAAGTGATGATCCCAGTAACATAGATGAACCTAAAGCACCTGAAGAAGAAAAGTTTTCTTTAAGAAAAGCAGCAGTAGGCTTGGTAAGATTGGGTGCCGCTATATTAGTGGGTGGTCAACCGCCGCCCCCAAAATTCACTCCACCAGCAATAGGAAAGTTTGCAGATGCAACTTATGTACCAACTGAAATACAAATAACAATTTCAGCGTCTCCGATTGTTTCTAGAAACGCAATCAGTAACAAGTTCAGCTTGAAAGACTATGCTACTGGTAGATTAACTAAAGAAGGTATTTGGTAATGGCAAATAATATCTATCCTAGCACTAGTCCTTATTATCTTACAAATATAGCAGATGGACAATATTTAGATGTAATGAACAATCGTCCTATTCCAAAATATTCATCGGATGTTTATTACACTTTGCCAAAAGTGTATGAATTCAGGCCTGACTTGTTGGCATATGACTTGTATGGTGATTCTAGATTGTGGTGGGTATTTGCTTCTAGAAATCCTAATTTGTTGGGATATGATCCATACTTTGATTTTGTTGCGGGAATACAAATTTACATACCAAAAATGGAAACATTAAAACAAGCATTGGGATTCTAATATGGCAGAAGATATTTTAGTTTCTACTAATGATGATTCAGGTTCTGAACAAAATCAAGTTACATTAGAAACCAATCAAGTAGTTAATAAACCCGGTAAACGATTACAAAATCCATTAGGTGCGTTTTCTTCATATACATATCAATTAAGTTTGTATATGATTACACCGCAAGCATATGATGCATTTATAGCATCAGGTAGAACTCAAATCAATTCGCTAGTAGGACCATCTCAAAACCTATATGAAGGTGCTTATCTGATAGCTCAAAGCGGAGGGATTAATGATAAAACTAGCTTTAGAGCATCAACAAACGAACTTGATTATTACATTGACAATCTATCAATAAAAACATTCTTGTCAGGAAAGGCTACACTAACTGCTAGTGTTGATACTGAAATAAAGTTTCAAATAACAGAACCATATGGGTTTTCTTTTTTGTCAGACTTAAACAGAGTCGCTAATTTGATATATGGAGATTCGACCGATGTAAAAAGACCTAAAGCAGCTACAAGAGGATTTTTTATTTTAGGTGTATCATTTGTTGGATATGATGAAAACGGAAATATTGTAAACACACGAAATCCAAATTTAGAAATTGCACCTGAATCTGATTTATCTAGGATTCAGGATAGATATTTTGATATCATGATAACTGATATTAAGTTCAAAATAGCAGGTGGACCATCTATATATGACATAACAGCAGTTGCAATTGCTCCTAAAGTATCCTTTAGTGTTACCAAGGGTATGTTAAAAACTGGAGTACAGGTTTACGGTCCTACAGTAGAAGAAGGTGTAAATCAAATAATTGAGAAACTAAACTTCGAGCAAGACAGTGCAGCACAAAGTCAGGGAGTTAACCTTCCTCGATTGAATAGATACAGCGTGCGATGGGTTGGACCCGATGTAGAAAGACTGAAATCATCAAAAATTGAATCATTGCGAGAAATTTATGAGTGGAACAATAAAGCAAAACTATCGTTCAATAGCGAAGTAACTAACACGAATACTGTAACTGAGGTTGCTAATACCCGACCAGCTAATCTAGATGTTGGAATAGTACAAATAAAAAACGATACTCCTATTACTCAAGCATTAACTCAAATAATTGGTCAAAGCAGTTATCTTACCGATGCACTATCTGTTATATATGCTTCTCAAAACGAACCCGATACTGAGACGGGACAGTATTCATCAGAACTTAATAGCAGTAAAGAAACTATCAAATGGTATACATTGGGTTCTGAAGTAAAGAATGCTCAATGGATACCTGAGATCAGTGATTTCATTTATGACATTGTTTATATTATTCAACCGTATGAAACGCCGGCGGTTCAAACTCCATATGGTGTTTCTGCTGATATGTATTACGGTCCATATAAAAGATATGATTATTGGTATACAGGAAAGAATTCTGAAATAATATCGTATGAACAAAGAATAGACCAAGGATATTACACTATATTTTTAGATGTAACAGGTAAGGGTAATGTAACTGAAGTGCCTGTAGATGTAAATTCTAGAAACGATCAATCTAGATTGAATAACTTAACTGTTGGCGCAGAAGCACAAAACTCTATTTTAACCAACCTGTATGATCCTGCTTCTTTTGCTACTGCTCAGATTACTATATTAGGAGACCCTGACTACCTGATGCCAGATTCTCCGGTAAGTGAACAAGCACTATATGATCAGTTTTATGCTCCTGATGGATTTACTATTAACCCACACGGCGGACAAACATTCATTGAAATAAACTTCTTAGAAGCTAGAGACTATGATACTGAAAAGGGATATTTGACTATAAACGACAAGATTATTTTTTGGAAGTATCCAGAAGAAAATCAAAGTCAGTCCAGTAAAATTGAAGGTATAAGTTATATGATAATTGATGTAACAAGTACATTTCGTGGCGGAACATTTAGACAAACACTAAATTGTGTTATTAATCCATTATCACTTGTGTCAAATAATACCATAACTAATCCTAGAAATGATACCAATAATGAGGTAGATAGGCAACCAGTAACTGGACTACCATCCGAACCTGCGCCACCGTCACCTACGAACCGACCAGTACCCGCTTCGGGTGATTTAATACAAGATATACAAGAAAATACGCCATCCACGAACGCAGAACAACGATTTTTTTATCCCGAAACATAAAAAGGTAACTAAACAAAATGCCACAAGATAGTTTTAAAGCTAGAGGTAGTACAAGAGCAAGCAAGCCTGATGCAGGTAGAGCGAACATTTACACTACGCCCGTTTTAGGTGTAGTAAAAGATAATTTCGATCCTACTAGAACAGGAAGACTTCGTGTTTATATTTCTGACTTTAGTGGATTAGACCCTGATAACGCCACCAACTGGACTACAGTTAGATATATGTCCAACTTCTTTGGCTCAGTAAGACCAACTTCAGGTAGTTCTCCTGAAGAATATGGTAGCTTTTTACGAAACCCGGCATCTTATGGAGAATGGCATGCACCTCCTGATATTGGAACGACTGTGGTTTGTATCTTTGTAAACGGAGATATAAATTATGGATTCTATATTGGATGTGTACCTGAATCAGAATTATTACACATGGTTCCTGCTGTGGGAGCCAGCTTAACAGAACAGAACGAACAAATAAAATGTAATAATGAAAGTGAAGCCACAACATATGGTGGCTCGATAAGACTACCAACTACAAACATTAATACTAATAACACCGCTATTACAAATGAAGCCAACTATTTAACTCAAACTAAACCAGTACACAGCTATACTGCTGCTATCATGGAACAACAAGGTATAATAAGAGATCCAGTCAGAGGTCCTATTTCGTCAAGTGCGTCTAGAGAAGCTGCTAGTAGAGTAGGTTGGGGTGTAAGTACACCAGGAAGACCTATATATGAAGGTGGTTACACTGACGAAAACATAAAAGACAATTTAAGTGCAAATAATGCCGCCGGCTTAAGAATTATCGGCAGAAGAGGTGGCCATTCAATCGTAATGGATGATGGAGATATTGAAGGCAATGATCAATTAGTTCGCATTAGAACTTCTAAAGGTCATCAGATATTAATGAGTGACGACGGTCAAACGTTGATGATATTGCATTCAAATGGACAATCTTATGTAGAGTTAGGCAAAGAAGGAACAGTAGATGTTTATTCAACAAACTCAATTAACTTGCGAACACAGGGTGATTTAAACTTACACGCTGACAATAATTTAAATATTCACGCTACCAAAGACTTAAACATTCATGCAGAAAATATGAATGTTACAACTAAGAAATCCTTAAAACAGTCAGTGGGTTTAAATTGGACTACATCTGCATTAGGTTTAATATCGGCAAAGGCAACAGGCGCATTAAGCCTTGAAGCGACCGGGGTAGCTTCATTGGCAAGTACCGCAGCAACTTTTATAAACGGCGGGATTATAAATTTAAATACCGGTAAATCACCTGTACCGGCATTAAGTGTAGATCCGGTACCGCTAACTGCCCATCCGGATACTTTGTTTGATCAACAAAAAGGATTTACTTCTGCACCTGGTAAATTGTTAAGTGTTACATCACGCGCACCTACTCATGCGCCCTGGGCTTACGCAGGTAAAGGCGTAGCAATACAAACCGATTTGACCGCTCAAGGACAAATGCCTACTAGTCCTAGTGCATTGGTATCTGCTGCTGTTTCTGCTGGTTTAAATGCTGGTGTAGTTCCAGCCAGTATAGCAACTGCGGTTTCTTCACCGAACATCAATGACATAAGTGAACAACTAAATGATTCATCCACATTAGGTATGATAGCAACAACAGCACAGGACGCAGTTACTGGTCCTTATAAGGATGCTATCACTAAAGGTGCAGATATTGTAAACACGGGCACTGTTAATGTTGCAGTCGCTGGTATGTTTGCACAAACTCCTACTCAGTTAGTTAATTCTGGCGTTCTAAAACCTGGATCAGATAGACTTATCAACTCGTTAACTAATTCAGGAGGAAACATCACACAGGCTATGCCTAGTACATTGTTCACTGGAGCTCCTGGTGCAGAAAACATAAACAGTTATGTAAGAAACTCACAGACACAAACAGAATATGTAGTTACAAATATGCGTCAATCTGAAAAGACTCTTATTAACGCAGGGGTAATAACAGGAAAAGAAGCACCTGAGCAAGTAGCAGGATTAGTATATGCAACTTCTAAAAACAACGCAACCACAGTGATAAACACAGTTACGCAGCAAAGCACCGATAGTAGTGTTGTTAAAGATATAGGCTCAGCAACGTCAACTGTTAACGTTTCTATAAATTCATTTGGTGGTTATGGTTCTATGAATCAAACAGTAAATGCACTAAAAGATTCTCCGATTGCTGGTGGAAAGTTCTCGACAGACAAAGGGGTAGTTAACGCTACTTACGAAGCAATTAACCAATCTTTCCCTAACCTTAGTTCAAATAAACCAGTAGACTTGTTGCAGACAGTTAATACTCAGCAAATTACTTCTAACCAGCTGTCCAATATAGTAGGACAACGTGGTGCTGAATTAGTAAAAGATCCAACGTCGTTGGTAACTAATACTAGCCTATTAAATAAATCGATACCTAATATAGGTAGTTTAGCTTCAGGTACAATAAACATACCCGGCGGGTTTGAATCGTTGGGCTCAGTTACCAATTTTAAATTACCTAATGTATCTATTCCTGGTGCTGGACAAGTTACCTCTTTAGTAAATAATGCTGCATCAAATGCACTTAATAACTTACCTATTCCTACAATACCTGGCAATCTAACCACTGCATTAGGTAGCGTAGCTTCTATTGCTGGCGCCTTATCTGCGATTAGTTCTATTAAATCCTTATTTGGTGGCAAGGGTAAAGTAAGAACGCCGGCAATAGCGTCGAATACAGTGAACAGAGCACCAATAGATCAGAAAACTGCTCAACTATTGGGAGATCCAAAGATACCTCCTCCTAACTTTACTAATGATTAACAGAGAATAAATACAATATGCCAAGATATATAGGATTTAGTACAATAAACGCTGACAAACCAAGGACCACGAATGCTAGAATAGGCATAGCTGGTGGTCCAGGTTCGACTATAAGTTCTATAGTTTATGGTAAAAAATTCAGAATGGTTGACGATCAATTAGTCATTCAAGATTTAGTAAATGCTCTTAATTTTCCAATCGGTCAAAAAGTAGGTCAACCTGGTTACGGCACAAGTATTTGGTCTTTTATTTTTGAACCAAACAACTTTAGTACACAAAAGCAGATAGAAACTGAAATACGAAGAGTTGCTGGGCAAGATCCTAGAATCCAACTTAACTATGTTCAAGTATTTCCTAAAGATAACGGAATCTTAGTGGAAATACAAATGGCTGTTACTCCATTTAACCAAGCGTTAGTGTTAAACGTTTTCTTTAATCAAGATGTTAATCGAGCCACCGCGTCAATAGCATAAGTCTCAAAACCCCAGGTTTTTATAATGATAAATATTATATATTAACCGAGACTTATTATGGCTACATCATCTAGACAAAGCGGACTATTTGGGGCAAATGACTGGAAGCAAATATACCAGACATTTAGGGAAGCAGACTTCAAAAGTTATGACTATGAAACTCTGAGAAAAAGTTTTATAGACTACTTGCGTCTGTATTATCCTGAGACTTTCAATGACTTTGTTGAAAGTTCAGAATTTATTGCCATCTTAGATATTATGGCATACATGGGCCAAGGCTTAGCATATCGAAACGACCTTAACTCTCGTGAGAACTTTATTGATACTGCTGAGCGCAGAGACTCAGTTATTAAACTAGCGAACTTAGTAAGCTATACACCTAAAAGAAATTTAGCTGCTCAGGGTTATATTAAAGTAACAAGCATTCAAACTACTCAAAACTTGCTTGATATCAATGGCACTAATTTAAACAACATTCCTATACTTTGGAACGATCCTGCAAATCCAAATTGGCTAGAACAGTTTAATACAATTATTAATGCAGCGTTAGTAGATACTCAACGCATAGGCAAGCCAGGCAACAGTGCAGAATTATTAGGTGTTGTTACGAACGAATATTCAATAAAGATACCAAATAATAGTTTACCTATCGTTCCTTTTAGTTCTTCCGTTGATGGTCAAAATATGAACTTTGAATTAGTATCAGTTACTAGTTTAGGCGAAGACTATATTTATGAAATTCCTCCTGCACCATCAGGAAGATTTAACATATTATATCGAAACGACAAGTTAGGTTATGGTAGTCCAGAAACAGGATTCTTTTTCTACTTCAAACAAGGTACACTACAAAACTTTGATTTTAATTTAGCACAACAGATATCAAATCAGACTGTAGACATAGGCACTATACAGGGTGTAAACAACACTGATACTTGGTTGTATCAGTTGAATGCAAATAACGGTGACAGATTACTTTGGAGAAAAGTAGATAATGTTTATGCTGATGCATACCTACAAACAGAGTTTTCAGATAAAAAGATATTCTCAGTTAATTCTAGATTTAACGATCAAGTAACTTATGTATTTGGTGACGGCGTATTCTCAGAAGTACCTGTTGGTTCATATAGAGCATATGTTCGTTCAAGTAATGCACAGACATACACCATTGAACCTTCAGAAATGCAAGGAATAACTGTAGCGTTCACATATGTAAATCGTCAAGGAAGAAATGAAGTATTAACAATTGGTTTAGAACTTCCATTAGCTGTTACAAATGCTCAGGCCAGAGAATCTATAGCTGAAATTAAACAACGAGCACCTACGAGATATTACACTCAAAACAGAATGGTAAATGGAGAAGACTACAATAACTTCCCGTATACTCTATACAGTTCTATTATCAAGAGTAAAGCTATCAACCGTAGTTCTATAGGAATTTCAAAAAACTTTGACTTATTAGATCCTACTGGAAAATATTCTAGTACTAATTCATTTGGTTCTGATGGGGCATTGTACTTAGATGATACTCCAGCATTTTTAACGCTAACGATTAACAATACACCTAGTGATATTATCGCTTTCTTTAACAACACGCTAGCATCAGTGGTTGCAGAAAATAGAACTACGCAATATTATATCAGTCAGTCTAGTACCGATAGTAATGCATGGTATAAAAGATTTACAATGCCTGCTAGCGGCGCAAACACAGTATACTGGCAAACCAGTTCAGTTGATGCTTCTAGTGAAACTGGATATTTTTACAAGATTGTAGGCAGTAGTAATAGTCCTATTGACTTGGGATCATTCTCATCTACTACTAATGCAGAATATATAACTCGTGGGGCTACTTTAAAATTTGAACCACCTGCTGGTTTCTATTTTGATTCTAATAACAGATTGGTAGCTGGAATCCCCACAAACAGTAATCAAACTTATCTTTGGACTACTGTATTAAATGTAATAGGTGATGGTAGCAACAATAACGAAGGTAACTTTGCAGATGGCACAGGACCAGTAACATTGAACGGATATGTTCCTTCAAATGCGATCTTAAGAGAAATTATTCCTGTGTTTGATAATTCACTATCCACCTCTATAATTAATGAATGTGTAACTCGAATGGAATTAGAATTGTCATTTACACTAATATTCAATAATTCTATAGGTGTTAATCAAGAAAGATGGTCTGTTGGATCAGAGACTAATCAAAATTATTTTATAAAATTTGAAAGTATAGGTTCTGATAGATATAACGTTACTGTTAGGTCCTTGGTTTATTATTTTGGTAGCGTAGCAGACACAAGATTTGCATTTAGTAAAGATCAATTAGTTTACGATCCTTTTACTGGAAAAATAATTCAAGACTTTGTTAATGTTTTACAAATCAATACACAACCTAACTCATCTCAAAGTTTAGGAAGAGATATAAAAGTAAATGTCATAGGACAGACAGTAGAATCAGATGGATATATCAATGATTTTCAAATAGAAGTAGCTGCGACCGATATTAATAATAGACAACTTGTTCTAAATCCAGACTTTTTTGAACAGATTACTGGATATCAAACTGGTGCAAATAATATAGGTAAATATGTATTCTTTAAACAAATACAAGATGCGATAAATCTTACACGAGAAGTTATTGTACCTACAAATGACATAGTATTTCAATATCCCAACAAAAATCAAATTGAAATAGTAAAGTATGATTATCCATTAGGTCAGATATTTTATGCATATAATGAAGTTGATAGTGATGGTTTATATAACGTATTTTATCGTTCGGTACAAGATCCAACGATTACTACGCCGTTTTATACTTTAGTAGTTCAACCAGAATATTCTATGAAACCAGGAAGACAAGGGTTGTCTTTCCAGTACAGACATAATACAAATAACAGTACAAGAATAGATCCAGCTACTACTAATATTATTGATTTGTATGTGGTAACACAAGCTTACTATACTGCATATCAAAACTGGATACAGGATACTACTAATACAGTGCCTAAGCCGGACATTCCAACAATTAATCAGTTAAACCAAGAATACGGTCAAGTGCAAGATTTCAAAATGTTGTCGGATTCAGTAGTGTTAAATAGTGTTATGTTTAAGCCCTTATTTGGTCCTAAAGCAGAGCCTGCTTTAAGAGCAACAATTAAAGTGATTAAACAGTCAAAAACAAATGCTAGTGATAGTGAAATAAGAAGTGCAGTATTAACTGCAATGAATGAATATTTCAATATCAACAATTGGAATTTTGGAGATACGTTCTTTTTCTCTGAATTAAGTGCGTATCTACATGCAGAATGCGGAGAACTAATTAGCTCCGCTGTACTAGTTCCAAACGATCCTAGTATGCGTTTTGGTGATTTGTATGAAATAAAATGTATGCCATATGAAATCTTTGTATCGGCAGCAACAGCAAATGATGTATTGGTTGTAGCGGCATTAACGCCCGCAGAGTTGCAAATTAGGTAATCAGTAAATGACAACAAGAGTTAGAACTTTAAATTTTCTTCCAGAAATTTTTCAAACAAAAACTAATGCTGAGTTTTTGGCAGCAACACTAGATCAACTTGTTAATCCTCCCGTGGTCCAAAAGATTCAAGGGTATATTGGTAGCAAGATAGGTTATGGTGTTAATGCAAACGATTATTACGTTACTGAACCTAATAAAACTAGAACTGATTATCAACTTGAACCTGGTGTAGTCTTTACAAAACCAGATCAGTCAGTTGCACAAGATTTTATCAGTTACCCTGGAATACTAGACGCACTAGAACTTCAGGGCGGTGTTGTTGATAATAATTCACGACTATTTGAAAGTCAGATTTATTCTTGGGATTCTTTTACTAACTTGGACAAGATAGTAAACTTTAGTCAATACTACTGGATTCCTGAAGGTCCACCTGCTGTCACTATAGCGGCTGCACTAGTGTATTCAACAAACGAATATACTGTAACAGATTTGAATGACGGGTATGAAATTACTGATTTAGAAACAACTGATTATGATATCAACCCTACTATTACATTACTGCGTGGCGGAGTGTATGAGTTTAATGTTGATCAAGATACTCAGTTTTGGATTCAAGGTGAACCAGGTGTTTCTGGATTTAGTCCAACACAAACCAATTTAAACGTAAGAGATGTGTTGGGTGTTACTAATAACGGGGCAACACAAGGAACTGTTTCGTTTACTGTTCCTAGCAAAGACGCTCAGAACCAATATATTTTCCCTGGTAACAACTTAGTTGACTTAGTATCAACTATCCCATACGCAACACTAAATGGTGCTACACTTACTTCTATTGGTTCAATTGATGGCATAACATCCATTAATGGTTTGACTGTTATGTTCTATAACACTAATGAACCAGCAGCATCATTATATTTCTACCAAATATCTGTAGTTAGCGATGTGATTAGCCTTACTCCCGTTACGCTAATTCCTAACGAACAAAAGATAACAGTGTCATATGGAACAACTTGGATAAACAGAAACTTCTATAGAAGTCCTTTAGGAATAATCACATTAATTCCTTATATTACTGCAACACTCGACACACTATATTATCAAGATGGCACCTCTCCAAATAAAGTAGGTGTTATTAAACTTATTGAAAGTAATAATACAAATGCTATTAATGTTGAATTAGATATATTAGGTAAAAAGAATTACACTTCAAGCAATGGTGTTGTGTTTACAAACGGATTGAAAGTTGAATTCGTTGGTGACGTTATTCCATCTAGCTATCTTTCTGGCGAATATTATGTTGAAGGTGTAGGTACTGCGATAGAACTAGTATCAGTAGAGAGTTTAGTGTCGCCTGAAGAATTTTCTTCTGGCGCGTTTGTGCCATACGACACGACACCTTTTGATATTGGAAACTTTGACAGTAACTTGTTTGTGCCTATAGACATTGATTACATTACGATAGCAAGAAACGCAATAAACAAAAATGCATGGTCTAGAAGCAATCGTTGGTTCCATTCACAAGTAATTAATCAAACTGCTGTATACAATAACGATCCTGATATCGTAACACAATTTGCCAATGCAGCTAATAAAGCAAAGCGTCCTATTATTGAATTCTATCCTAATCTAAAATTGTTCAATTCAGGAACTGTAGGAAAAGACGCAGTAGACTTTATTGATACACGTTCAACTGATGCGCTATCACAAGTAGCAGGGTTGTATAACTACTACCCTGATGTAGAAGTTTATACTAGTAATGCTGCTAATATCGCAGGCGTTACAGGAACATCAACTACGATAACTATTCCAACTAATGATATAGTAGGTACATTCCAAGTAGGACAATATGTTTCTGATTATATGAACGTTTTGCCTGTAAATTCACAGATTACTCTAATTACTATATCTGGTAGTGATACTGTATTGACGATTTCTTGGGGAACATCACAAACAGTTAATGCAACTACTGACGCTGCAATAGTAGCCACTGACGAAACTACCAACAGTTATGGTGTTTTTGATGGCGCACGAATTATATTTGCTGACGATACTGACTTGAATGTTAGAAACAAAATTTATGTAGTTGGTATATCTCAATTAACACCTTCTTCTACTCCAGTAATTACACTTACTAAAGCAATAGATGGCGATTGTGAACAAGACAATCAAACTGTTATTTTGCGTGGATACAATAACGAAGGAAATAGCTATTACTTCGATGGTGACGATTGGAAACTAGCACAAGAAAAAGTTACAGTAAATCAAGCTCCATTATTTGATGTATTCGATAAAAATGGTATTAGCTTTAGTGACACCTCACTTTATGAAGGTACTTCTTTCCGTGGATGCAAACTATTTTCATATGGCATAGGTACTGGAACAGATGATCCAATACTTGGTTTCCCTATTCGCTATAGCGCAGTAGAAAACGTAGGAGATATTAGCTTTGACGTTTCATTAAACCTAGATACATTTGATTATGTTTCTGGTACAACACCGATAACACAAAAAGTTAATACAGGTTATGTTTACAACTACGATACTAGAACTGATTACACTAGAGAATTAGGATGGCAAACTGCGGTTGCTAACAGTCAGCAGTATCAAGTTTTTCAGTTTGAATATTTAAAGGATGATCCTACCTCAACCTTTGTATGTGACATCGCTGCTGTTGAAGAAACTGGCGAATCATGGTCTAGTGTACAAGTTTATGTAAACAATGCATGCCAGTGTATAACTCAATACACATATACAATAACTGATAATTCAACTATTGTTGAGTTGTTGAACACTAGTTCGTTAACTGAAGATACGCCAATAGAAATTCTAGTTTTTAGTAATCAAATTAGCAATCAAGCGTATTACACAATACCAGTTAACTTGAGTAACAACCCATTGAATCAAGACTTAGAAAGAGTAAACGTGGGTGATATCAGAATGCAATACAGAGATATCTACGTAAATGCTCCTAATATTATTGGACAAGTATTTGGTTCTAACAATTACAGAGATTTAGGTAATCTAGTTCCTTACGGTACAAAGATAATTCAAAACAGTGCATCACTGGTATTGCCTGGTACTTTCTTACGAAAAACAGAACACAGTTTATTTGATGCATTAAAGTTCAACAGCAGAGAATACATCAAGTTCAAGAACTTGTTAGTGGATACGATTAACAATTCAGAATACGTACAGCGTTACACACCGGCAGACATTTTAGATCAAGCTATAGATATTATTACGTCTTCAAAAAGCGAAGAACAAGCGTTCTTCTGGAGCGATATGATACCAGCTAAGTCTCCTTTTAGAAGCAATACTTATGTGTTTGCAAATGACTTAGATACCAGCATATATCCATTGTTTGAGATATATGACTTTAGTTCTGCAAATTATAACGGTGTTTTAGTATACTTGACCAGAGTAGTTTCTGGTACTAGAATTCAAAAACAGTTAGTAAGAAATGTTGATTATATTATCAGTCAAGATTCTCCTTCTCTAACAGTTACACTAGACTTGATTGCAGGAGATCAAATTACTGTTAAAGAATACAATAAGACTTATGGTAGTTATGTTCCTAATACACCAACTAAGCTTGGATTGTACCCAGCGTTTAAACCAGAAGTTGTATTAGACACTGGTTATACTCAACCTACATATTTCATCAAAGGACACGACGGTTCTTACAATAAGCTATATGGATCTTATGATACAGTAACAAACACTTTAGAAGATTTTAGAGATCAAGGTTTATTAGAATTTGAATTAAGAGTTTATAACAATCTCAAGTTGAGCAACACTATTCCAATTCAGGCATACGAAGTTCTTCCAGGATTCTTTAGAGATACTGATTACACCTATAGTGAATTCTTGCAAATGTACAGCGAGACATTCTTGGATTGGGTAGGCCAGAACAGACTAAACTACAAGACTCAAGTGTTTTCAAAAACAAATGAATACACATTTAATTACTATAATTCAGCCAATAAGTTAAACAAACAGCCAATAGAACAAGGATATTGGAGAGGAGCGTATCAATATTTCTATGATACAACTACACCAAATGCTACACCATGGGAAATGTTAGGATTCACTGATCAGCCAACTTGGTGGACAGACAGATATGGTCCTGCTCCTTATACCAGCGATAACTTAGTTCTTTGGAATGACTTAGAACAAGGTATTATTTGGAATAACGGAACCCCTATTACAGTAGAAGCAGTTGCTCGTCCTGGATTAACACAAATTATTCCAGTAGATAGCGCCGGTGATTTAGTATCTCCATTTGTTTCGATTGTTGGTAACTATAACGCTAATACATTTCAAAGAGATTGGAAAGTTGGAGATGATGCTCCAGTTGAATTAAGCTATCGCAGAAGTTCATCTTATCCATTCGATTTGATGAGAATATTTGCATTAATGAAACCAGCTAACTTCTTTAACTTGGGCGTAGACTTAGACAACTACAAATACAGTGAAGAATTTAACCAGTACCTAGTAAACAACAGAAGTCATTTAGTAATAAGTGATGTTGAAATTTACGGTTCAGGAACTGCTAAAACAAGTTATATTAACTGGATAGTTGATTACGAAAAACAACTAGGCATTAACGCTACTCAAAACATCACTACTTTACTAGATAACTTAGACGTAAGATTGGTATATCGTTTAGCTGGGTACAGTGATAAAGATTTGTTAAAGTTCTATGTAGAAAAAGGAACTCCCAATAGCAGAAACGCATCCTTGTTAATTCCTGATGAAAGCTATTCATTGTTGTTATACGATAATCAACCATTTGATCGCATTGTATATTCTGGTGTTGTTGTACAAATAACACAAGATGGTTATACAGTGTTTGGTAATTCACAGACTACTGCGTACTTTAAAACATTAAAGCCCGTTAATAACGGTAAGTTCAATAACATTGAAATAGAAAACGAAAAAGTTCGTATTGCTGTTGATTACTCTAACACTGAGGTATTGGTTCCATATGGTACTAAATTCTTTAGTGAACAAGAAGTAGCACAATTCTTAGCTAGTTACGGTGCTTACCTAAGATCACAGGGTATGCAGTTTAATGACATAGTGGCTGGTTTTGAAGTAAACTGGAATTTGATGATTAGTGAGTTTTTATACTGGTCACAAACTGGCTGGGAAGTTGGAAGCATTGTTTTATTAAACCCAGCAGCACAGAATCTAAAAATAAACCGCGAGAATGCCATTGTTCAACCATTGACTATACAAAACACAAACTTTGTATTAAATCAAAACTTGTATCCAATACAAGCAAAAGACATGAGTGTGTTTAGAGATGGCACTGAGTTTAGTGTTACTGCATTAAATCAAGGAGACTCAGTTTCTTATGGTCAATTTAATCTAAGTAATTTTGAACACGCGATTGTGTTTGATAATGAAACATTGTTCAACGACACAATTTATAACTTAGTTACTGGATTAAGACAAAGCAGAATTTATGTTCGCGGTAATAAAACTGCTGAGTGGAACGGTACGATTAATGCTTCTGGATTTATTTTAAATCAAGACAATATTACAGAGTGGTCTAGAGCAGTCAAGTACACTAAAGGATCAATCGTTCTTTATAAGAACAAATACTGGACAGCCTTAAAAGTTATTGAGCCTAATACAGTGTTCAATGAAAGAGAATGGAAAGAAACCGACTATGATCAAATTCAAAAGGGACTCTTACCAAACTCTTCAACTAGATCATATGAAAGTTCACTATACTACGATGTGAACAAAGCTAACTTAGAAAGAGACGCAGACTTGTTAGGCTTCTCTTTGATAGGATACAGACCTAGAGATTATTTAGATTTAGTAGACTTAACTGATATTACACAAATTAATGTATATCAGAATTTAATCAAGAACAAAGGAACAAGAAATTCCGTAGAAGCATTTAAAGGTGCTAATTTGCCTCAAGGCGGAATAGAATATGATGTATATGAAAACTGGGCAATTAAAACTACTGAATATGGTGGTATATTAAACAAGAACTTCGTTGATTTTAGACTAAATGAACAAAAACTTACTAGCAATCCATCTATCGTAAGTTTAACAAATGGAGTATTTACCGAAGGCAGTCAACAAGAAGTACCTATATACGGGTTGTTCAATTACAACAGACCAATAGATACTGTTGATATTTTAAGTACCATTGATCCTAATACTCCTTCAAGAGTATTCCCTGATGCTGGATATGTAAACTTTAATGACGTTAAAATGTCTTCTTATTTCTATTCAGGATTGCCTCTTGCTGTTAATAAAAATAATGAACCAGTGCCAATAAATGATTTCTATGTTAGAGATTATGCTTGGTTAGCAAATTACTTAGGAAACTGGGATGTATTAACTTGGAAACAAGTAGGCAGAGTAGTTTCAGTTAGAATTAATCCTAATAATACTGCTACAGTAACGTTTGCACAACCTCACGGATTGTCAAAGTCTGACACACTAGCCATTATAAATTATGCTACTAACATCGATGGTTACTATTTGGTATCAAATGTAGTTAGTTTAACTGAAGTAATTATTCCTATAGCAGTGACTACAGTGACAACTACTAGCGGTCAAGGTATTGGATTAACATTCCAGTCACAGCGAGTGGACAAGCCGTCAGATATTAATAGCTTGCCTTTAATCGATGCTGAATTTGTAAAGAACACAGTATGGGTAGATGAAGGAACTAGCGGAAGCTGGGAAGTATACAGAAAGAGCTTGAACTATCAGTACGATAACGATTTATCAAAAGTATCAAGTGTAACTTTCGGTAGTCAAGTTGCCTACACAGATCAAGCGGGTTACTTAGTAAGTGACGCTGGATTAGGTGAAGTTTATCGTTATACTAAAAACTCTTCTAACGCATATAATATAGTTGAAACACTATCAGGTGGCGCATCATTCGGTTCACAAATAGCATATGCACAAAACACTTATGTAATTTCTGAGCCAACTACTGCATCTGAAGTTCATGTATACGTTATAAATGATAGTCAATTATCAAATAGTTTTGTACCTTGCCAAACAATCGCAGCACCTGGCGGAGTAACTAACTGGGGTAGTGCAATTGCATTGTCTGGAGATAGTAATTGGCTTTATATCTCTGATATAGATAACAACAAAGTACATGCGTATACTAAGCAGAATGTTTTACTCAGTGCTGGATATTTTAGTTCAGGTGAAACTTATGTAATAACAGAAATAGGCACAACTGATTTCACCCTAGTAGGAGCAATCGAAAATAAAGTAGGTATAACTTTCGTAGCAACTGGTGTAGGTACAGGTACAGGCACCGCAACACAAATTAGTTATGTGTTTGCTGAAGAAATTGATGGTGCCACAGTTGGCGCAGTATCAAACGACAATTTTGGTAGTTCAATTAGTACTAACTACAGCGGTGACGTAGTAGTTATTGGAGCTCCTAACAAAGACTATGATGTGAACATCACTAGTTGGGGTAGCGCATATGCATTCTCACGCTCAGTACAGAATATTGAAATCGAAAATTCAAATATTAATACGTTAGCATGGACACCTACCACGGTTAGCAAAACAGTAAGTGCTACTAATTCCGTGGGCAATTTGATTACATTAAGTAATACTACTGATATCAGCGTAAATGATCCTATTATGTTTTCTGGTACAGGTTTAGCAGACACTGGTATTGAAACTAACTATGTTTATTATGTTAGAAGTATATCAGGCAGTGACATTACTATAAAAACTACTAGATCAACTGCTGATATTTTTTCTATCACTACCAAGGGTTCAATTACTGGTACTACTGCAAATGTACAAACTACTTCCCTTTATGTATACAGAAATGGTGTTCTTGTACAAGACAGCAACTATGGTGTTGTAGGAAACAAGTTAGTATATTCTGGTGATTACTCTATTGGTGATATACTCACAGTAAGTGGTCAGCATTTCACTTATGTACAAACTTTTAATAGTCAGTTTAATAATCGTGTTGGTACTCAATTTGGATATTCACTTGATATAGCACAGTCTGGAACTGAAATTTTAGTAGGATCTCCTTTTGAAATTAACGAAAATAGCGAAGAAGGGGCAGTGTACAGATATACTAACGCTGGTGCTAAGTTTGGATTAGTGGTCGGCACCAGTGATTGTAACGTGATCACAAGTCGTCCATTACTAATAAACGGATATATGGTTAGTGTTCCAGTTGGCAATGCTCAAACAGTTGCTGCTGTACTTAATGATATCCCTAACATAAGAGCAATCGCATCAAATAATAAACTTGTTATTCAAATAATCGACGATAATTTAACACAAGTTAATAAAAGATTGGTAATAACAGCAACTAACACACTTACTTTAAGTGAACTAGGTTTAGAAGTTTATAGCGAAACTCAAGTAATTAATGCTCCTCATAATTTTGGTCCTACGCAATTTGGATTGGCAATTAAGTTTAACGAATACGATTCAGTTGTAATTAGCGCACCGGTTAGTTCAAGATATGAAGGAACCACATTTGATTTCGTAGATGACGAGTTCTATCAAAATGATACGATATTTGACAATAACGCAACACAGTTTGTAGAAACTTCTCCTAATGCAGGCGCGGTTTATATGTTCGACTACATTGCAAACTATAATGAAAGTTTAACAAATATTGGTAAGTTTGTATACGCACAGTCTGTAAACAGCAAAGATATAGAATATGGATACAGTCCTAAGTATGGTGAATCTATAGACTTTAATCAAAATGTTGTAATGGTTGGCGCACCTAATTTCAACCCTGAGGCAATTGACGGTCAAGTAACTGTATATGAAAACGAAACAGGTATCAAAGACTGGACCGTGTTTAGAAGTTCAGCTCCTATAGTTGATATTGATAGCATACAAAATGCACAGATTTTCAGTGTTGAGTCGAATAATACTTTGATCAATCTTGATTATATTGACCCATTACAAGGCAAACTACTGGGTTCAGTAAGGCAGAATATAGATGTAGTTTCTTCAGTGGATCCAGCTAACTATAACAATGTTGGAAACACTCAATCAGGAATGATTTGGGGTGCATCAAAGATCGGTAATGTTTGGTTTGATACCAAGAACGTTCGTTTTGTTAATTATCATCAAAATGATGTAGTATACAATAGCCAGTACTGGGGAACAGTATTCCCAGGAAGTGATGTTGCAGTGTATTCTTGGATAGCAAGCAATGTTCCTCCTAGTGAATACGAAGGACCAGGAACACCTAAAGATATAACAAACTACACAGTGTCTAGCAGACTAGATTCGTCTAATGCAGTTGTTCCTGTGTACTATTTCTGGGTTAGAAATACAAATATTGTGTTTAGACAAGAAGGCAAAACATTGTCAGACACTATTATAGAATCTTACATAAAGAATCCTATTAAATCAGGCATTGCGTTTGTTGCACCACTAAAACAAAATACTTTTGCTATTTACAATTCAGGTGAATACATCAATGCAAACGACAGTGTATTCCACATAGGTTATGCTAATGGTACAACAGACGACGAAGCACATGTAGAGTATACTTTAATAAGAGAAGACTTTGCTGATGACTTCTTACCTGGAATACCTAAATTAGGAAGCACAGCAATGCCTGAAGGATTGTATGATAGACTATTAGATAGTTTGTCTGGTGTCGATGAAGCGGGAAGTGTAGTGCCTAATCCGTTCTTACCAAAAGCGGTACAGTCAGGAATATTCTCAAGACCAAGACAAAGCTTTTTCTATGATCGTTATTTGGCACTAAAAAATTATCTAACTTATGCGAATGAAGTATTAACACAATTTCCAATAAGCGAAATACGACCAGATATATCGTTCTTGTTTGCTAAAGGAGAATTCTACGATACCACTAATTATTGGCAATATATTAACTGGTGGTCACCTGGTTATAATAACAGTACTAAACCAGCAATACAAGTTCCTATCTATGCAGACTTGTCGGCATTAACTGTACCTACTAATACTATAGTGGAAGTAGAAAATAATGGCAGCGGTAGATTTGAATTCTATCGATATGACGGTAACAATGTATGGACTAGAATAGGGTTACAAAACGGAACAATAGAGTTTAACTTAGTTCTTTGGGACTACGCTGAAGCCAGACTGGGATTTGGTGACAACTTCTATGATACCGACACATATGATGAATATCCAAGTGAAGAAACAAGAAATATCATTCGTGCTTTGAATGAACAGATTTATATCGAAGAGTTATTAATCTTTAGAAATAAAGGGTTGATACTGTTATTTGAGTATATTCAAAGCGAAAGTATTGAATCACAAAACTACTTGCCATGGTTAAACAAAACTTCATTGGTTGATGTTGCTCATACTATCAGGGAATTGAAACCTGTTGAAGTATTCCAAACAGATAATCAAGACTTCTTGGAAGGATACTTGAATGAAGTTAAGCCATATCATGTTGTGATAAAAGAATTTGTATTTAAATATACTGGATCTGAAACTTATAATAATCAAGTAACAGACTTTGACTTGCCTGCTGAATATAATAGCAGTGTGCAGCAGTTTATTACTCCTGAATTGGTATATACGATACCTAATAGTACCAGTGAATACCAAAACACTAATGACATTTGGCAAACTGCTCCGTATACTCAATGGTATCAAAACAAAGGAGTTAGTTTATCAGGGCAACCTGATTATCAAATAACAACACTGACAACTTACATGACTATTGGTTCAAATGTTATGTTTGTCGATAATGCTCAGGGCTTCCCTATCAACGGTGTTATTAAGATAGGCGATGAAGAAATCGCTTACTCATCTGTTGATAGAGCATTGAATATGATCACTGGACTGTCACGAGGATTGAACGGCACCACTGCAACAGTGCATTATCCTAATGATAAGATATATATCGACTTGCCTGAAGTATTAGTGTTGGATGGCGGAAGAGGATATACTGAGCCACCAAGAATAACCGCGTATATTGACTTAGACCAATATCCAGCTCCTACTAAGGAAGCAATTCTTGAACCAGTAATGAGCTTGGATTCTGTAATAAGCGTTAACGTAATAGATCCTGGACAAGGATATATGGTTCTTCCTGAAATAAGAATAGAACCTTCTACTGTGATTGCAATTACAAACAGTAATATAAATTCACAGTTACATACTATTGTAACTAATACCAGTGCTCTGCAAACAGGTGATTTAGTTTTCTACCGTGCAGGTGAAAATCAAGCAGGCGTAGGAAAACTACTGAATAATCAGTGGTATTATGTAAACGTGTTGGAAACAGTTCCTACCACTTCATTTGCTTTATATACTAATTATAGTGATGCTATCAATGACACCAATCGTGTGTTAATAACTGATATCGGGTTTGACGATGCGATAACATTAAGCTTGGGCGCTAGAGCTTCTGCAATCTCTTCAGCGACTCCTATCAGAGAAAATAATATTACGGTTCGCTTTGATAGAACTAGTTATACATCACAAGTTCAAGATTGGCGTGCAGGTGTGTACTACGGATCATTCTTTGCAGGAAGCTATTTTAACAGTGCAACTGTTGCGAGTTCTTCAATTGAATTAGCATACGAGCAAGTATTGCCTGTACCTCTAATAGCGTCAATACAAGCAAGTGCTCAAGGAGCAGTGTTTGAAATCGCCGACGTAACTAATGATAGACAATTAACTTGGTCTTCATTTGAGCGCACAGTAGGTAGCACACAGGCAGGTAACGTAATACGTCTAATTCCTGAAGCAAGTACAGATCACGCTTCTGGATCAACTATCGGTTTCTATGTAGGAATGCCTATTAAGTTTACCGGAATAGTTATAGGTGGATTACAGGAAGATACAACCTATTATGTAAAAACTATAATAGATGATACTGATTTTACTGTATCTTTAACTGAGGGCGGAAGTACAGAAGTACTAACACCTAGCAGTGCAGTAGGCGCAGGACTAAAATGCTACACTGGTCAAGTAACAGATACTGCGGTGCTAACTGTTAATTACCCTGGCATATTGGAAGCAACCTCAACACAATCAGGAACTAATGCAATAACAGTTCCTCTGAATTTAATTGGAACTGGTGGAACACAAGGATTTTATACTAACTTACCTGTATTCTTTGTAGGTGACGTATTTGGTGGAATTGAAGAAAACGAAACTTATTATGTTACTACTGTAATAGACAAGCAGAGATTTACTATTTCTCAAACACCTGATCCAGTAATTACAATAGCACTTAGTACATCAGGCGCAAGCATTATTACAGTAGATTCTACTGAAGGTTTTAATACCAACGATGCTATTATTTTTACTAATATAACAGTAGCTGGATCAAGTTCTACTACGTTAGGTAACATAGTAGCGGGTACAACATACTATGTAAGAGAAGTAATAAGTGATACTGAACTTACTATTTCTGCGGCAATTAATGGCGTATTATTTAATACAGGAACAGTAGCTGCCGCTGCTAACACTGCTGCACAAATAACCAGTCAAGCCAAAACAGTTAAATTAACAACTGACACTGGATCAATGACATTAAATGTATCATTACCAATAAGTCCTGGACAAGTAAATGGACAGAAATTTACACTGTACAACACTTCAGGACAATATGCTAATATTACAGGTACTAATGGTAATATCATAGAAAGAATTGCAGCAGCTACTATAGCGGATGTTGATAGAATACCTATAAGCATCGCAACAATAGGACTAGATGATTTTTATGTGAACATGCCAGTAGTGTTTGATACGACTGTAGGTGGCATAACAGCAGCTACTACTTATTATGTAATTGAATATTCAGGTATGCCTAACCTAGAGTTGACTGTTACTGATACTACTGACACTACTAATGAAATAACATGCAATGATACTTCATCTTTATACGTTGGTATGCCAGTTAGTTTCAGTGATGCACTTGGTGGTATAGATGCAGATACTGTTTATTATGTAGAAAGTATTGTTGATGGAACAAACTTTACAATTACAACAACACCCGGTGGATCACCATTAGTTCTTTCTACTGACACTGGATCAATAGTTTGTACTTGTGAACCAAACAGTTCAGATATGCCTAATATACAAGTACTAGTAACAAGTACTTCATCCTCAGGTAATGCAATTACATGTAATAGCACTGAGTCGCTATATGTTGATATGCCTATCGTGTTTTCAGGAGCAGGTATCGGCGGAATTGTAATAAGTGTTGAATATTATATAGAAAGTATTATCGACGGCACAAATTTTACGATAAGCGATACTCCTGGTGGAAGCGTAAAAACACTTATCACACAAACAGGATCAATGGTTGGTGTAGGTACTCCATACATAAAAGTGTCGTTAACCAAGGGAGGTGCACCAATCGGATTAACAGATACTGTAGGAGACTTTGACTTAATACAAGAAATCTTATCAAATGCAGTATTTGATATCAGTTATATTTTAGGTGGATATCGTGCAATAGTAAGCACAGCAGGCGAAGGATATGCTGTTAACAATACTATTTCTATTCCAGGTAATCTAATTGGTGGAATTACTCCTGAAAATGATTTATTACTAACTGTTAATTCTATAGATAGTGATGGAGAGATAACTGATGTTGTTTGCTCGGGTGTAGTTTCTGATCAAGAACAACAGTATTACTTAAAAGTAGTATCACCTAATGAATTAGAGGTATATTCAGATCCTCTTATGACCGTGCCTGTATCAGGCGTTGGTTTTATATACGACGGATTTACCACAACAACTGCAACTGAAATAGTGGCAGCTACTAACCAAATAACAGTTAGTAGTTCTGATGATTTTAACGTGAATGATCCGGTTGTCTTTACTGGTAATATATTCTCTACTGAAATTGAATTGGGAAAAACATATTACATTTATGATAAACCACTCACTACTACAGTAAGACTTACTACTAACCCTGGCGGAACAGTTATAGACTTTACAATAAACGCTTCAGGTAGTATGACAATGGCTAAAGCAGGTAGTTACGCATTCTTACCAGAACCATTCTACTTTAATCAATCAATTGTTAAGTATCAAGGCAGAGTGTATGTGTGCGTGGTAAGTAACAATGATAACGAATTTGTAATAGGTAAGTGGCAATTAATAGAGCCAAGTGATCGTAGACTGAATGCGATGGATAGAGCTATTGCATACTATCAGCCAACAGTTAATATGCCTGGTGTTGATTTAACTCAGTTGTTTACAGGAGTTACGTATCCTAATACTACATACTTAGGTAATCCGTTTGCTCCTGCTGATCAGTATGAGTTAGATGTTCTATTAGAATCACAGCCTTTTGACAACAATACATTCGACTATGATATTCAAGGTGGCGAATTCTTGTCAGGATATGCACCTGAAGAATTAGTTGCTGGTGTTGTGTCAGACAACTTGACTATGATAGTAAACACACGTCCCGGAACAAACTGGGATGCAGATGAATACGCGCACACTGGGTTTAAAGTAATATCGTTGGAACTAGAACCAGAGTTCCCTGCCCAAGTTGAATATAGTTTCAATAACGCTACTCAGTATCCATTTGAGATTTTCGTAGCTGTGATTGATGGTACTACTGGTGTGTCAACTACGATCTATGAAAATATTGATTACACTATCGATTGGATAAACAATGTGGTTGTATTAGATGCAGCATTAACATATGCTCCAGTCAAAGACATTTTAAGAATAGATGTTTATGAAACTGGTAACGGTGATCAGTTGGTGCGTTCTAATTCAAAAACTGATCCTATCAGAATCAATACTGGTACAGGTTTCAACGAAATATTTTTAAACTGCAACTACTCAGCATCCTTATTCGCTGGTAGTGGCGCTATAAGACCTACTACAGGTGCAGACATAGAAGCAACTGAAACTGTTGCAGCATCAGATACTATTGTATGTGATAACGTTGGCGACTTGATTTTGAACGGTCCTATTAGATTCTTTGGATCAGTATTTGGTGGTATTGTTGCAAACAAACAATATTACGTTAAGTCAATTGACTATATCGGTGATACTATCACTATTTCCGAAACTACAGTGAATGGAGTTGCAGGCCCTATCTTTGCTCTTAGCAATGCATTAGGCTCAATGCTAATTCAAGTTGAAGGAAGTGTATGGTCAGATCCATTAGTGTATCACAATGGTAATAAACTTTTAATAGGAACAACAAGTACTGCTATCAGCACCAAGTCTAGTAACAACGCTATCGTAGTAGTTGCAGGAGCAAACAAACTGATCGAAAACAGTCCTATTAAGTTCTGTCAGTGTATGTTCGGCAACGACATTCTGCCTATGACTACTTACTATGTAAAAACTGTTATAAACGACACTGAGTTTACAATAAGTGATACTCAAGGTGGATCAGTAAAGGTATTAAGTGATGCAACTGGTACTTCTATGTTTGTATCAAACGATTATGCTATAGGATTAGCCGATAACAATGTTTCTGCTAAGTTAATTTTTGCAGAACCATATAATTCAACTGATGACTATTTGGCTTATACTATATTTGGTGAAACTGATCCAATACAGTATGGATATTCTATACCAGAAACACAAATCATTCTAGGTGACGGCGCAAACACTGTGTTCACTCTAACTAACTTTGTTGGTAAAGATAACGTAACCGATGCAATTGTTGAGATAGACGGGTTGCGAGTGGTACCAGCAGATTATACGATTGATTCTAATTTAGATACTATCACATTTAGTGGAACACCTGGGCTAAACAGTGTGATTGCTGTAACTACATTTAATGATACACAGCGTCAGTATTTGAATACACAGTCTATTACAGTTACATCAACTGAAGTAGTATCTTCTATTCAAAGTATTTCTACTGAAATTACGCCTCCATTAGCTACTACTCGTGCAACTAGTTCTACTGCTGGAGCTCCTAATGAAATAACAGTAGACAGTACTACTGGATTTGTAGTCAATTCAACTGTTCAGTTTAAAGGTACATCATTCGACGCCAATATATTAACAGATGGAACTGTTTATTTTGTAGATACGATTGTTAGTCCTACTGTATTCAAGATTAAAGACGAAAACGGTTCAGTTATTGTAACTGCTGGCGGCACTGGAGCAATGCAAGTTGTAGTTGGTGGAACCCCCGCAACTCGCGTGACTACTAACACTGCACACGGATTCTCTGAAAACGATGTTGTAAGAATAGACGGAACCTTAGGATCAGTACAGTTAAACAACAATACTTACTACGCTAAGATTATTGATTCTGTAACATTTGATCTATATGAAACAGGTATCTTAGGATACACTGGTTATGATCCTGCAGTAGGCGCTATAAACTACCCAGTTACTGGTGTATCAAATTATATCGGTGATGGGTATACTTGGATTGCAAGTTCATACACAATTACTTCTGTTTGGGATCAAGTAAACACTGATCGCTTGTGGGTAACTGTAAATGGATATCGTGTTCCTTCTTCAAGCTTGGTAATTAATGAAAATAACGAACTAAGTATTCTTACTAGCATTGCTAACGGAGATGAAGTTGTAATAACAAGTATGATGCCATATGCTTCACCTGATGAAGAAATATACTTAAACTTTGTTAACAAGAACGGTATAGCTAGTGTGTATAGAGCTAACACTGGAACTAGAACATGGTTGACACAATCAATACAAGACTTGAGTACTGAAATTTATGTTGATGATGTTTCACGATTAGTTAGAACAATTGTTCAAACAGAAACTACACCTGCGGTAGATTCTGGATTCTATTATATCGGACTAGCAGCAGACAAGCGTCTAATTACTAGTGTAACTGTGTTTAATCAAACTACAAATCAATTATTATCAAGTGATGATTATCAAATAGTAGTTGAAAACTTATCACCTACTCTAAAGATAACTGCAGGTGCTTATATTACTACAGGTGATCAACTTACTATTACTATACTTGAAGGTAATACTGTTTACATAAACGGTGAGCAAATAAGATTTGGAGCAGTTGATTTTGATAACAACACATTAAGCAATTTAGAACGAGGAGTTAACGGTACTAGTAAGCAACCGTTAATTTCTACATACACTGAAGTATATGGATTGTTGTCAGCTAATCGTTTGAATGATGTTTACTACAATCAAACTTGGAATTCTAATATATTTAATGTAGCAGACGGTGATCCTTTACAAATCAGTCAAACTGCTGCTGCTGAATTCTTAAATACGGATATTATTGAATGATAAATAAAGAGATGAATGAAAAAGAGCCAAAAGATAATAAAGAAGTAGAATCCACTAGAAAGCCAAATGAAGTGGGTGGATTCTACTTCTCATCGAGTATAAAAATTTTTGATCCAAATACTACAGAAGTTTTGGTTCAACAACGAGGAGATAATTAATGCCCTGTATATATATAACTGAAAACCTGCATAACAAAGAGTTAGGTATATCGCCGTGGAGATATATAGGCAGTGATCAATATGATGACCCTGAATACTATGGTTCTAATAAAGACTTAAAAAGTGATATATTGTCGTTAGGTAAAGATAAATTCAAGAAGACGATAATCAAGTACTATGAAACTATCGATAACAAAGAATT